AGACTCTTTATCATAATGCCACATTAAGTCATCACCTACAGTATAATCTAGAGCTTGTTCATTAAATTCTATGGGATAATTTTGAAAGCCACTATGTTGATTTATAAACCAGGTTAGCCACGTTCCACCAGTTCCTGCGTTATAACTTACGGAGTATACTTTCATATTATTATTTATGGTGTATTGAGTGAGATATTGGTAAAGAACTGTTATATACGCAGTTATTAATAGTGTTGAAAAATTTTGCGAGCCGTGCTTCGCAGATGATCTAGGAGGGTTGATAAACCCGCCATCTGAGTGTTGAAAACCCTAAACACTACTGTTAATAACAAAGTGCTCCTTTGGTCACTATTAACAGTAATGACGTATAGGTCCGAGGTAACTTCTCTGCACTACATACGGTTGTAAGCTGACACGTATTGTTACGAACTATTATGGGTTACCCTAATAATAGCTAATTAGGTTTTCCTGGCCTGCTATATAATCCAGGTGCTAAAATATATCTAGGATCGGTGGTTGCTTACTTACGAATAAGGTACGGGTTTTGCTAAAGCCCTTTATTACCGCCTAGTTAGCTAATATATAAGGGGTTTGGTTATTTGTCAACCATTATTATTACCAATTAATCCCTATTATAAACCAGGGTATAATGCTTGATCTTGGTAAGGAATTCGTGTATAATACACAGTATTACAATAAGAAAAGGACGTTATATGAAGCTGAATACACTTAAACAAAACTATATGATACGTGTTAGACCCGAGAATAGCCGTGGTAATCACAAGATGTTTGAGGTACATTATATAAAAGCTATTAGCAAATCAGACGCAATAGCACAATTAGAATCCAGTGATTATGAAGGGGAGATTATAGATGTAATGGAACCTGGATCAGATGTTTATGGTTTAACCAAGGTTGATATACAGGCTTTCTTTAGACTAAAATAATGTCAAAAAAGATAAGAAAAATAGCATAAAAAGGTTGACAATACTAGCAAGATGTCTTACTATAGTAGTATAGTTAGAAAAGAGGAGTACTTATATGTACAAAGGATATCAAGAAAAATTGTTTAAGAATACTTGGGGTTGTAATCAAGGTTTTAGTGTTCTTAATAATACATTAAACGATCTACTTCCAGCAGAAGGTCGTTGTGAGAATCCCAATTCAAAGAACAAACATTTAGATCGTTTTCGTAGAGCACAAAATGCCGCTTATGATCTGTTTAATAATGGTCTTTGTAACAAGCGAGGATTGTTTAAAGATATCTATGGTTTCGCTCCTACTATGCGAGATACCTATTATGCTACAAACCTAGTTTGGGCTCATTGGGAAGATCGTGTAGAAGAAGTACTAACCCCTATTATGCAAAATGCCGCCAGAGAGCAAGGAATTAAGATATAATGTATGATGTATTCACAAGTCAAACCGGAACTATATTCGGAAAGCAATTCCCAACAGTAGCATTAGCAGAAAAGTATGCTCTTACATTAGGAATTGAGGCACAGATCTTTAAGGTTGGAGATCCATTTACAGTTGTTAAGAATGTATTCCCTATTCGCTTTGAGGACGTAGAACAATCGGTATTAGATGCTGAAGATCTACTAGATAGGTATCCAAATAGCATAGAACAGTTGGATATATTAAAGAAAGACTATCTAGGAATAGAGGTTGACAAGTAAGAAGTCTTACTGTATTATAGTTGTATATTAAATAAAAGGAGCGATTATGCAAAAGCAATATACTGTAGAAGAAATCAAAACAATATTAACACAGGCTAAAATCTCAGCCCAAAATGCTAGTCAGAAGTATTTAGACGAGCGACTAGGTGGTGAAGATAACTTTCCTTGTGGATTTGCTTGGGTTAACATCTACGGAATAAAAGGCAATACTAAAATGGGTCGTGCAATGAAGGCCGCAGGTATTGAGAAAGATTATAGTGGTAGCTATAAGATTTGGAATCCAGGTAATTTAAACGTGCAAAACGTTGAAGTTAAAAGTGCAGGTGCTGAAGCTTGTGCTGAAGTATTCAAACAATATGGGTTCACTGCTTATGCAGGCGATCGTTTAGACTAATTCATCATTTAAACACAGGAGAAGAAAAATGATATCACTTTTTAATATGTTTTGGTTTGTGCTATGCGGATGGTTGAATGCTCTAGTATTACTAGTTGCATCAGCTTGTATGGCAGTAACTATTATTGGATGGCCTATTGCTAAGGTTCTATTTAATTTAGCAAGTCTTGGTGCATTTCCTTATGGAAAAGAAATTATACGTGAAACTGAATTAAACGGAAAGAATAGTGTAGGAGGTCTACGAAAGTTTGGTGGACTACTTGCTAATATTTTATTCCTACCATTTGGAATTGCTATTGCAATATTTAATGTAATAATGGCAGGTGTGTTAGCTATTACAGTAATTGGTATTCCATTTGCAGTTGTTTATTTACGTCTTGCAAAGTTTATTATATGGCCCGTTGGTGCTAAGGTAGTAACAAATAAACAAGCAATGGCATCAGCAGTTGCTAACGAGTTAGGTAAACGTTTAGCTTAAACTTTACGATGTAGGTTTCGCTCGGTAGGGTGATCACACATTCTTTTACAAACATCAGGGCAATTAGGATCTTGGGATTCTAATTGCTTTTTTAATAGTTTCCAAGTAGGACTCTCTTTTATTTTATCTAATCCCTGATTAAACAGATTTAGGTCTTCTATATCTAAATTGTTATCCTTAACCCACACTAGGAATTCATTCCAGTCTCTAGCATTGTTTACAAAACAACAAGGTTTTAGATATCCATCTGGACCAACAAACAGAGGATCACCTTCGTGAACTAAACATCTAGGATATATTTTGCTCATAGTTTGGCGTTTCTCTCTTTCCATAGTTGTAATTCTTTGGGGAATAGATATTGTTCTATGTTTGTAGTTGTTCTAGAATATGGAATCCAACGTGTGCTTCTACGAGCTTCGAATTTATCAAATCCCAATTCTTTAGCTAGTTCTCTGGCTTTGTCTGTTTGATGTTGATTGTAAGGGAATTCAATCCACTTCCACAATGTTTGTGGTTTACGTTCTTTGGGCATACTCAATAGAGTTTTCATAGCATAGGTTATATGTTTCCAATTACTACGAATACGATAAATGCTATTTGTATCTTCTAGTCCATCTACACTAAAAGTCCAATGGGTATTACTTAAATTTAATTCAGCTATTCTATTCCACAATTCTGGTTTAGTATTGCTGGCATTTGTTTCCAAGAATACATTTTTACCTTTGCCGTTGTAATAGTCTAGTATCTCTACTATATCAGGATGGTATATAGGATCACCATAACAGCCAACAAACAAATATTGATTAAAACTTGTATTGTCAGCAATCCATTTAACTTTGTCTAGTGGCATATTTCCCAAATTCCATTCTTTTTTTAAATGTTTTTGGTAATTACGAGGGCAGGCAGGACAGCCTAAAGTACATATTGTTGTTAACTCTAATTCTAAGTTATTAGTATGCATTTAGTTCTTTCCATATGTTATCAAATACAATACAACCTAATCTTACACCTGGGTGTTTGTCATCTATCCAATCATCTATTTTTGAGTTGTGGGCCAGGGTTAAGTAATCTAATTCTGTAGTTATAACACCGGCATCATTGAGAATAGTATATGTTGTTTCCCATTCTTTAGGTTTACACACTCCTGGCCAGCCTCTGAATACGTATACATTAGCACCAAGTTTTGATAGCATACAAAGAACTTGGATTAAACTCGCAGTATCCGCCTCGCCTGATGATTGGTTGTTTTGGTCACATATAATAAACTCATAGTTATCTGTTATATTGTTTTGATAAGTTACATCAGAGTTAGTAATCTGATCACTAACAGTAGTTGATCTTTTATAGCCGGTTAATTGAACCATAATAGTTGTATCTTTGATTTCGTTTACAAGAAAATGATTAAGAAGTCTATACAACATTAACCCTTGAGTACCACCTGCTTGTTGAAACCTTGTTACTTTTTTCCAATGTCCTAATTGGTAATTGTGATCTGGAGTTGAATCGTTATCTCTTTTCTTACCATCAAAGTATGGCATCCAAGATTCACCAAGACTACAACCACATAATATTAGTTTTTTCATTGAGTTTCCCTTTATGCAGTATTTATCGTTGATTTTTTAATTAAAATATGCTATAATAAATACAATTATAATTAAAAGAGGCTCTTCAATGAAAACCATATGGGGAATAAACGTTGGTACCCACGATAGTAGCATTAGTGTTTTTAACAAATCAAAAACAGAACTTGATTTAGTATTCGCCGCACACGGTGAACGTAGTTCTAGAATTAAAAACGATAGACTATTATCTCACGATATATTTCAACAGGCAATAGCACACAACGGTGCTAGGCTTCCTAGTGAAGTGGTGTATTATGAAAGAGACCTAATTAAAAGAACCAGACAGCTTTGGGCAAGACAATGGAAAACAGCTCTGCGGAAACAATCAGTGAGCAGTTACCTACCAGAGTACATAAGAGATGGCATACAATTTCCTATGATAGGTTCAAATGAATCCAGCACAGAGCATCATAAAAGTCATGCCGCGGCTGGATACTATACTAGCCCATACAAAGATGCCGCAGTAATAGTTGTAGACAGCATTGGCGAATGGGATACTTTTACCGTTTGGCATGGCGTAGGAACCAAACTTAAAAAAGTTTACAGTCAAAGCTATCCCCACAGTTTAGGCTTGTGGTACTCAGCTATGACACAACGAGTAGGACTAAAGCCAAACGAGGAAGAGTATATTTTAATGGGTTGGGCCGCATTAGGTGATCCAAAAAGACTACATAAAGAAATATATGATGACTTCTTCCACCCACTACAAAATGGATCATTAAAAGTAAAGTTCAAACATAATTTACATAGAGGTTGCCGTTGGTGGAGACCTGAATTAAACAAAATAAAAGACTATGCAGATATTTCAGCAGGTACACAAATTGTTTATGAGTATGTATTCAATCATATAGTAAAAGAAACTCGCAAACTTGTTAACAGTAAGAATCTAGTTGTAATGGGAGGTTGTGCATTAAATTGTGTAGCCAACAGTATTGCACACGAGATATATGATGGGAATGTTTGGATAATGCCAAACCCAGGTGATGCAGGTAGCAGTATGGGAGCCGTACTAGCAAAAGAACAAACATTTATTGAATGGAAAGGTCCTTATTTAGGTTTTAACATTAGAGGAGACTATCCTGTTGACGAATTGTTACAAGAACTAAAAACAAATAGATTAGTTGGAGTAGCAAATGGACCAGCAGAGTTTGGACCACGTGCATTGGGTAATAGAAGTTTGTTAGCAGACCCACGTGGAGCAGATGTAAAAGACTTGGTTAATACAGTTAAGAAGCGAGAAGCATTTAGACCATTTGCACCAGTTATAATGGAAGAGTTTGCAAGTGAATACTTTGATGGACCAGTTGGACCTTATATGCAGTACACCAGCAAGTGTAGATATCCTAAAGAATTTCCAGCTATAGCTCATATAGATAAAACAAGTAGAGTTCAGACAGTAAACTTACAACAACACAAAGGACTATATAGATTGTTGTTACGTTGGTACAAGGAAACTGGTTGTCCTATGTTACTTAATACAAGTTTAAACATAAAAGGTGAGCCAATGGTAGACACAGAAGAAGATGCAGAACGTTGGCAAGAAAAATATAAAGTAAAAGTCTTTACAAAATCAAAATAATGTGTATAATAAAGTAAATGAAGAATATAAAAAAATATAAAACAACAGTCAAAGACGTTTTAGCAGACAATCCACAAGGTGGATATGTTTATAGAATAATGTACAATGACAAGGTTCCATTCTATATTGGTATGACACTTAAAGGTGTTAAAGCTAGATTCAAAACTCATATGGCAAAGTTTTATGGACACAAGAAATATCCTGGTAGACCTAATTGCCAAGAGATAGTATGTGAACACGCAGACCTTAAATTTAAGTGTACAGGACGTCAAACCCACGGTTATAGAACTATAAGAGAGGTGTTTGACAATAATAAGATTAAATACGATTTATATAATGCTGAAGTAATACTAGAAAAGTTCAGCAACGAAGCACTAAACGATTATGGTACTGATTTAGGTAAACTTACAAACAAGTTTTACTTTGAACAGTTTGAAACAAACTTAATCGAAAAAGAACTACCACTTGCAAACGATGAAACTATTCATTTAGCAAAACAACGAGTAAAGGAACTATAATGGAATTTTTAATATGGCATGGCCTAGCAATAACTACTATAATTGCAGTAAGTTTCGGCCTAGGATTTATAACAGGAAAGACAAGTAATAATGCTACTAACAATAAACAAATTTATAGAAACAAATAAAGGAACACTACTTAGAACAATAGTGTTTACTATTGGCCACTTTATAATAGCGGCCACAATACTAAAGATACTTGATCCAGGCATTGAGATGTGGGTCGCAGTATCAGATGCTATCATTGAACCATTAGTTAATTCTGTATGGTACTTTGTTTTAGATAAGATATGGGTTACTAAGGTAAGAAAAGCATGATGCTAGAACTTGCAGTAGCAGGAATGATGTCTTGTAGTTTACGAGATAATATTATTGTTAAAGAAGATCTACTTTGCTTTTACCAGTGCTCAGATACAACAAAAGAGTTCGCAAGAACTTTAAAGATATATAGTTGTCCAAACAGATTGTATGTGGACAGAACACCGTTACCATTTAGTGAACGAGATTACAAAGGTAACAAGTGGACTAAAGAACAAATAGAAAAATATAAAAATGAGTGAACATAAAAAAGACTACTTAAAACCGTCACCAGAGCAGTTGCAAAAGAAACTAGATGAAGCAATGAAAAAGTTTTTAGCAAAAGGTGGCAAAATAGAAAAGTGTGAACCAATGAAACCAACCAAAGATCAAATTAAGAGTTGGAAAATATGATTAGCACACTAATAGATATATGTATTGGATTGGCATTAGTTACAATAGGTGCAATACTTTGGCACTTCGTGTATACTTGGTACAAAGAAAGAGAATGGGCTAGAAATAATCCAGATGAATATAAAATGCAGTATCCAATTGAAGATGATCCAAAAGCACCTTCTAAAAAAATGATGATGGAATGAAAATATTAATTATGGGATTGCCGGGTAGTGGAAAAACTACATTAGCAAAATTGTTAGTACCGGCATTAAATGCAGTATGGCTCAATGCTGACAAAGTTAGAGAAGAAGCAGACGATTGGGACTTTACAGAACAAGGTCGTATGCGACAAGCAGAAAGAATGAGATTGTTATCAGCAAAAGCAATCTCAGATAATAGAGTAGTTGTAGCAGATTTTATTTGCCCTACTAATTTTGCTAGAACAGAATTTGATGCTGATTATACAATATGGATGAACACAATCAAAGAAGGAAGATTTGAAGACACAAACAAAATGTTTGAAGAACCAGTTAATCCTGATTTCGTCTGTACACACTTTGATGCACAAATGTGGTCCTATCTAATCTTACAAGAAGTAAGAGATAAGATACAGGAAGAAAAAGAGATTTATGGCAAATAAAAAGTCTAGTAAAAAGACTTATGAAATAAAAATGATGGTACCAGAAGATAATAAAACAGATACTGGTACAAGGTATTACGTAAAGAAACCAACTAAAGGAGAAAAGAGAACAATGAAATTAAGACAAAGAAAGTTTGATCCTGTAATACAAAAGCACGTTTGGTTTGTTGAAAAGAAAATGCCAAAGCATTCGAAGTAATGACAGAAGAAGAATACTTAAAGATATTTGTAGGAGAACACAACAGATCTATTGAGTTAGATAAACAAATAAAAGGAAAATGGACAACAGAAGAAATCATACAAGCTATGAAGAAAATATGTCCAGAAGCCTGGGAGGAAAATGAACGAACAAGTAGTTAGTAATATGGTTGGTGAAAACGATCAGCCTATTGATAGAATATATGGAGAACCTGCTAGTGGAGGTTCAATGAAATTAATCAACAAAGACTTTACCGAGTATAAAGGAAAAATCCACAAAAGAGCAACATCAATAAAAGGACTTGACGGAATTAGATTTAGAAGTTATTGTTATGTAACAGATGATAATAGATGGTTTGACAGAAGTGGAATGCCAATACAAAAACCAAATAACCTTTTAAAAGAGAGTAGTAGTGAATCTTAGAGAGCAATATAGAACTATTTTAATAAACTTAGAAAATAATTGTGACATTGCAAGTAGACAATGGGTAGAGACTCAAGACCCAGGTTATTTAAAAGCATACGAACACTATAAGAACGAAATGATAAGAATAAAAGAAATGATTATTAAAAGTGAAAAAGATGGCAAAAAAATACATACACGTTAACCAACATAAGATAAGGGCAAACAAAAAGCATGGTACAAACGAACCAGTTATAACAATCAAAGAAGGTAAAACAAATACCTATTGTCATGAAGTTAAAATAAATGGTGACTCGGTTGTACGATATGGAGGCAACGAAAAGCCTATACTATCTTGTGGAGCTCGTGTAGTAATTGAAACAAACGCAGATATTGAGGTATTGAAATAATGTTTGATAGATTTAAACCAACTACTCAAATGTTAGGAAGATGGCAACCTTGGCATTCTGGTCATACAGAATTGTTTAAAAAAGCTCTTGCTGAAACAGGACAAGTATGTATTCAAATTAGAACTGTTCCAAGATCAACAGATGCGTCAGGTGGACGTACTATGAAACAAGATGATAATCCTTTTATTGTTACCGATGTTGAAGAAAATATCAAGAAAGAACTAGCAAAAGAAGGCTTTACATATAACGAGGAATATGTTATAATGATTGTTCCTAACATAGTTGATATAAGCTATGGAAGGGGAGTAGGGTATACATTTACCCAGCACGATCTAGGAGAAGAGATCCATAAGATTAGTGCTACAGGCATTCGCGATGGAATGCGAAAGAACGGAGAACTATAAAATATGACTACTTTAATTATAGGAATATTAATAGGATGGTTAATTCCAAGACCAATTTACATTGGAAAAATAGAGTCCACTATTTGGGCTCCAATTAAAGCTAAACTACCTGAAAGTATTACAAAACACTTTGGGTAAGGAAAGGGAAATATGAGTACACATGAACAGATAATGGCACACTATCAAACTTATTTAAGTGAGTCAGAAGCATTTGAAACTAAAGGCGTAAAAGCGGCCGCATCTAGAGCAAGAAAAGCATTAGGTGAGATGGGCAAGTTATCAAAAGCAAGACGTAAAGAAATTCAAGATAAAAAGAATGAAATGACGTCTAAAAAAGCAGTAATGTAATAACAGTAACCAAGGAGGGTTATGACAAGTGTAGATGATTACGATAATGACAAATCGTTTGAAAACGAACAAAGCACAGTAACAATACCCTTAAAAGAGTACGACAAGTTAAGAGAAAAACAAAAGTATATTACAGATAAAGATATGATTTCTGTAGTAGACAAGATAGAAGAACTTGTCAGAGCATTAAGAAAACATATAGTCAGATCGGAGTTTGACTAATGGGTAGAAAGATAAGTATTAAAATCTCCGACGGCAAAGAGTTTAACGAAGAGAAAGAAGGACTAGGTTTAAAGAAAATATTTAAATCAGTTTGTCATTCAGCTCCAAAAGGAACAAAAGAGTTAAGAGTGGAGTATACAAATCGTAAAGGAACTGCCGTAGACAGATGGGTTAAGATACCCAAAGAAAAATAATGAGAACTGTTCTATTAATTGTTACTTGCTTGATGCTAACTGGTTGTTTTGGTCCACCTATATTGTATGTAGGAGGACTAACAGTAACCGCAGTAGATATAGCATCTATTCCAGCAAAGAATAAGATAAGAAAAGAAATCATTAAAGAGAATAAAGAGAATAAGAAGGCACTAATAACTAATGAACAGTAAAATCATAAAACAATTACAAGTTATGTTTACCGCAAGTCCTCAGCTTATGCGAGATACTAACTTATTAAGAAAGGCTATTAATGGAACATTTGGTGTTGATATTAATATTAGCTCTTTTGATAATTTAGCAAACCTTACTGAATTAATTGATCATGAAGTACTTAAGAACTATTTCAGTAAGGTATGGCAACCACAAACTAAAAGATACAAGTATAGTGGATTATCAATAATTGATGAAGTGAACAACCTACAGCCCAAGAAAGTTTTAGACTTGGGCTGTGGTTACAATGAATTTAAAGGTAAGATTAATAATCTTATCGGCATCGATCCTTACAATGAAAGGGCAGATGTACAAGTAGGAATATTAGACTATAATGCACAAACCAATTTTGATGTTATCATATGTTTAGGTAGTATTAATTTTGGTACAGTAGATAAAATTTACACAGAACTAGAACACGCAGTTAGTCTAACAAAACAAAACGGATTACTATATTTCAGAGCTAATCCAGGCACACAACATGAAGCACCTGAAGCAAAATGGATAGACTTTTTCGAGTGGACAAGTGAATTCATTATCAATAGTGCAGATAGATTGGGTTGCGAATTGGTTACTTTAAATCAAGATATGGGCGAAAGAGGCTCAAGATATTACTTTGTTTTAAAGAAAATATAAGAAATTCATCATTATGTAGGTGTTTTATCTTACAGATGATAAATAAAAGTAATAGTGCAGAGCTGTACTATCATTTCAAACGTCAATATACAATACCCAGAGCGAGTGCAAGGGAGCAAGTATACCCAGAATTTACAATAGGTTTTTTTGGGTTGCTATTTCGATAGCTTGACAATTTCAAATCATAAAATAAACGGAGAAGTATAAGTGTTTGAGACTTACCTTGCTTGTTTACTACTAGGTGTAGCTTACGGATTCTTTGTAGGACTAATTCCAGTTGCAGGTGCAACCACCGGACTGATTGCAGTTTATGCATTCGTGCATATGTTCCACGATCCATATATGCTAGTAGTATTCACAACCGCAGTAGTTGTAACTTCTAGTATAGGAGACAGTTTTTGTGGTGTAGTAATGAACGTACCGGGTGCTGGAGGTGCCGCGGCTACTATGATTGATGGATTTCCAATGAGTCGTAGAGGCGAGGCCGCAAGAGCATTGAGTGCGGCAATATCAACAAGTTGGGTCAATGGATTAATTTGGGGTGTATTAGTATTTTTATTCTTACCCTGGTATTCACAGATTGTGTTATATTTTGGTAGTATAGAGATGTTTGCATTCTTAATTTTTGCAATGACCTGTGTTATTTTCATTTCAAGCAAGTATTGGGTTAGAGGAATATTTGCTTTAATAGGCGGTATTCTTTTAGGACACGTTGGAATGGATCCAGAGACAGCGGCAACACGTTGGATTACAGTTATACCGAGCTTTGAAGAAGGCTCGTTAAATTGGCTCGATTGGGAGTATTTAGGTGATGGAATTCAAATGATACCTGTTATGGCAGGTGTATTAGCATTTCCAGAATTGTTGAGTGCCTACAAAATGAGAGCACAAAAAATCAGTCTAACAAACGGCGTTATCATAGGCCAACTGTGGCAAGGAATCAAAGACAGTTGGAAATACAAATGGGATGGATTAAGAGGAGGCTTCATTGGAGGCTTTATTGGATTAATTCCAGGTATTGGTGGTAACATCGCTGATTGGTTTGCCTATAGTCAAACAGTAGCAGTTGCTGGTAAAAAAGGTGAGAATATTGGAAAGGGAAATGTAAGAGGCGTTATTGGATGTGAAGGTGCAAACAATGCACAAAAAGCAACCAGTTATGTTCCTACAATCTTATTTGGTATTCCGGGTGCACCTTTTGAAGTTATTGTAATGGGTTTATTGATGTATGTTGGTCTAGAACTTGGTACACCAAGTGTATTAATGGACGAACATTTCTTTGACGTATTGCTGAGCAGTTACTTATGGAGTTTATTAATAATATTACCTATTGCATATGCGTTTATCAAATATGCAGTTTATATTACTAACATTCCATTTCAAATTTACTTTTGGCCAATATTAGCATCGCTGATATGGTCTTGCACACAATACACAGGTTTAATGGATGACTATATCATTTTTGGTATGTGTTGTTTAGCTGGTGTATTTTTAAAGTATTTCAAATTCTCTAGAGTAAGTTTCTTAATTGGATTTATTCTAAGTGAGAGAGTTGAAAAAAGTTATGTACAATTCCAGACTTATAATTATGGTTGGGAAGATATGTTATTAAGCCCTGTACCGGCAACATTTATTGCACTAGCAATAATAGCCGCAATTTGGGGATTATTTTTTAATAAAGCGAAGATAGACTTCGTTTAATAAAGGAGAACATGATGAAGAAACTATTAGTTGGTGCAATCTTAGGATTCACATTTTTAGCTAATGCGGCACTAGCCGATTATACGTTCATTGTTCCACAGAAGCCTGGTTCAGGTACATCTGTATGGACTTCGATCGTAGCAAAAGAACTTGAGAAACACTTAGGTGAAAGAATCAAGATCATGCATATTCCAGGAGCAAATGATATTCCTGGTTTTAATAAGTTCCATAACGAACTACAAAACGATGATAAAGTCGTAATGGTATCACATGGTGGTAACGGTGTATCATACCTAGTTGACAAAGTTGACTATAACTACTATGAATATGATCCAATCGGAATGATGAACTTAACTATCATCAACGGTCACAGAAATGAAATCGACCCATATAAAGAGCCGATTATTTTCTCAGCAGGTTCAGGTATGAACCCAGACATGATGGCCCACATCTTACTTAAAGGTGGACCAGGTCTAACTATGGAAAAAGCTAAAGAAATCTTTAACACTGAATATACATATGTTAAAGGTTTATCAGGTGGTGAACGTAGATTAGGTTACCAAAGAGGTGAACTAAATGTAACACGTGAATCAACAGCGGCCTACAACAAGTATTACACAGGTAAAGACTACTCAACAATGTGGTTTTCACAAGGTGTATTCAACTTGGAAACAGGTGAGATTGATGCAGATCCAAACTGGCCAAACAAATCAATTCATGAAGTGTTTGAACAGAAGTGGGGCGAAGCACCATCAGGTGAATTCTGGAAAGCATTTGAGCTATGCAGAAACTTCCGTGACGTTATGCAAAAGGCACTTTGGACAAAAGGAAATAATCCAAACACGCCTAAGTTAGTTGCGGCATTCAAAGCAATGACAGCAGACCCAGAGTCAATGGCAAAGATCTATGTAAAAACTGGTAAGTACGAATGGATTATCGGAGACGATATGAAAGCGGCACTTGACATTTTACGTAATCAAATTCAAAGAGATACGTATGCAAATCTAGTAGACTTTTTACAGTTTACAGGTAAGCCTGCTATCTTCAAGGAAGATGTAATACCGGCAAAATAAGCTGGAGTATATCCCCCAGAACTAGGGCGGCAGAAATGTCGCCCTTTTTTTATGACTAAATATTATTATGGATACGAGGTTAAGAAGTTTAATAAAGACTATTAGTTGGCGATTAACTGGTACATTGTGTACTTTTATAATCAGCTATGCTATTCTACGAGATCTTACAATAAGTGGTTCTATAGCTGTCATTCAATTGACAGCGAACACTATTGCATTTTACTTTCACGAACGTCTATGGAATCTTATAAGGTGGGGCAAAGATTCAGACTAAATTATATTTCTTTAATTTATGTATTAACAAAGTCCTACCAATCCCTAATTGATCAGCAGTTCTAGTCCTATTACCATCATGTAATGCTAAAGCATTAACTATTCTTTCTTTTTCTAGATTCTCTACTTCTGTACCAAGTGGAACACTATCAACTTTAGTAGTCCAATCTAACTGTTCCATTGCCTCGAAGAGTGCATCTTGCTCTTTTTGGTTTTGTTCTATAGCTTGGTGTTTAAACATAATATTTCTTTCCTTTTATCATTAAAACTAATGTAAATATTTTTACACCTTTTAATAAATATGTATATAGTTAATTATCCTTTAGGATATTAGTATGTTATATAGGAGTCAACAATACTATGACAGTATTTATTAGAGCATTTTTTATATTTGCAATCGTTACGTTATTTGCTGGGCAGGCATTGTCAGACCCTATCGTAACAGAATCAACAAGCAATGTCACTACAAAAGGGACAACAGAAACGACAGTAAAAAGCCCACCACCAAGTGCAATATCACCAAGTATCAATAGCAGTAATTCAGACCTATGTACAGTAGGTGTATCTGGTGCAGTACAAACCCAGATACTAGGTATTAGTGGAGGATCAACAGTTAGAGATTTAAACTGTGAAAGACTCAAGTTATCTAAAACAATTTATGATATGGGTATGAAGGTCGCCGCAGTAAGTATTATGTGTCAGGACGCAAGAGTATTCAAAGCCATGGAGATGGCAGGAACTCCTTGTCCATTTAGAGGTAAGATAGGTGAAGAAGCTCAAGCAGAATGGGACGCTGAAGAGAATAAAGAACTTTTACCTAGTGCCATAGAACAGGAAACACGTAAAAATGATAAACTTGAAGGCGCGGCTATGGGTGTTGGTGCTAGTTTGTTGTTGCTTCTGTTACTCTAACAGTTTAGCAGACACTACTACTTCTCCTACTACACAAAATTTAAGTCAAGGGACTATAACAGCTCCTTATGGTGGCTGTCCTTCTGGCACTACCGCGGCCCAAGTAAACAGTTCAAACTGGAGTAAACAAACTGTAAGATGGGGAGAATGTGTTAATACATTTGAACTAACCGTAGCAATCAATCAAGCATTATCAGCATCAGGAATAAGTGTAGACAAAGCTCACTACAAATGGAAGTATGTTCATTGCTTCAATACATCAAATCAAGGTAGTGGAACAGCAAGTAATTTTTGTAACAACAATCTTAACAACAGAGTAAATCAAAATACAGGTGAAGTACTTGATGGTGCTTACAAAAATCAATGGGACCAATTAGTTGTTGATATTGAAATTACTGATGCAAATGGTACAGTAATTAAATCAGAGACTTGGTCTATGGATAAATGGTATCTGTGGAATGGAGCAAATAGTCATAGTGCAAATGAAGTAACACAAGGATCAGTACGTTGGCAAGTAGTAGAAGGTAATATAGAATTTTATAATCACGTAGATAAAATAGGAACAATATACACACCAAATCAATTAGGTGATGTTCGTTTTAGATTTGTAGGAGCAGACAAAGGTGCTTGGGATGGATATTATGGACCAGTTGTAAGTGATTTACAAACATGGTTTACATATAGAACAAACCCTTGCACAGATACAGCCTTATACGATCCTAGTTGTCCAGGTTATGCGACGGCTCTTGCACAATATGAATATGATACAAATTGTGCCGCCAATGCATTATATGATGCAGGGTGTCCAGGTTATGCTCAAGCATTCTATAATGCCCAATGTGCCGCTAATCCTTTATATGATAGTGGGTGTGCAGGTTATGCCACAGCCTATTACAATCAACAATGTAGTTTAGATGCATTGTATGATACCGGCTGTGATGGATATGCGGCCGCTTACTTAACTCAACAATGTAATTTAGATCCTTTACACGATAGCAGTTGTGATGGATACGAAGCCGCATACTTAAAGCAACAATGTGATTTAGATGCAACATATTCAGTACAATGTACAGGTTATGAACAAGCATACTTTGATAAACAATGTTTACTTAATCCACAATATGATGATATGTGTCCAGGTTATGTAGCACCAGTTACACCTTCTGATCCTACTGATATAGATGATGGAACTGGAACAGGTGATTCCATAGTAGATGATATACTTGAAACTCCTGACTTACCAATCGTAGTTATTCCTACAGCCCCAGAGCCAGAAATAGCATTACCTGAAATAGAAATTGATACAGGTGTTGGAACTAACAATACAAACACAACACCAGAAGTAGAGATACCAGATATAGAAATAGAATTACCAGATATAAGCATAGAATCAATAGAGCAAGAAGTAGAAAATGAAATTGAACAAGAACTAGAAATGGAACCAGAAGTATCTGAACCAGAAACAGATACAAACAATGAAACAACAACAGAAGATAGTACAACAGAAGAAACAACAGAAGAAAATACAGTAGAAGAGGAAACTACAGAAGAAGAAACTACAGAGGAAGAAACTACAGAAGAGGAAAGTACTGAGGAAGAGTCTACAGAGGAAGAAAGCACTGAAGAGGAAAGTACTGAAGAGGAAAGTACTGATGAAAAAGAAGAAGAATCAGAAGAAAAAGAAAGTGAAGAAAAAGAAGAATCAGATAGCGAAGAAGTTGTAGTTAAAAAAGAAACAAAAAATAAAAAAGTAAAGAAATTATCTGCTAAAGAAAAAGCGGCGGCTAAGAAAAAGAAAATGAAAGAAATTATTAAAAAGAAATTAGAAAAATTAGCAATATTAATGGGAGAAGCACAATCATTAAAAGACCAGGCGGCCTTACAACAATTAATTGCATCACTAATTAATTATGTGCCGGGTTTTAATGAATACGGTAAATATAATATACCAGGCATAAACTTTTATCAACCAGAAGCAATATATCAAGATAAGAAAATACCAGAGAACCAACGTGGGTTAAGAAATGGACTAGCAAGTGAACTATTACATAAGAAAATGGTTGATATGCAATATGAGGGTATGGAATAATGAGTTGTCTAGTATTAGGTTTGGCTCTGTCTATGCATATAGGATTAGCAAATGAGTATAATCAAGCACATCCTTATGCCGTATGTGAAACAGATAAGACTATTGTGGGTGCATACTATAATAGTTTAGATAGAACAAGTTTAGTAGGGGCATACAAGTTAAACATAAGTGAAGACTTGACATTAGATCTTGGAGTTGCTACTGGATATGATTATGATGTTGTACCAATGACAAGGTTAAGATATAAGAATTTTTTTGTAATGCCAGCATTAGAAGAAAACAGAGCAGGAGTTGTGTTTGGATTACAATTTAATTTTAAAGAAAGAACAAACAAATGACGGATATAGAGGGTAGCAGGATGGACTTAAGATTTACATTATTACTATTCATAATGCTAGGAATATTAGCTTTCTGTGTTAAGCCAGCACACTCTACAAACGATTATTTAAAATTAGAAAGAGCAAGTTTATATGATTTATCCAAAATGTGAAAATGCTGAAAGACTTTATGTTACTTCTAATAGTCAAGTAAGGCCTTGTTGCTGGTTAGGTGAAAAAGGAAGAATAAATGAAAATAGAAAATGGAATTTAAACTATAATACTATTGAAGATATTTTAAATGTACAATTAAAAGAATTTGTAAAAAACTTAAAAGAGAATCCCAAAGATTGGGCACAAAAGGCTTGTTATGACCAATGTAGAAAACCATTTACATCAGTTGAGAAGCCTACAGAGGAATGGTTACACGTTAAATCATGAATACAGGAATACTATTACATTTAGAAATGAGTAAAAGGTGTATATTGGAATGCCCTAAATGCCCTAGGACTATTAGACGAGGAAGATATACTATTGATGATTTAGATATAGATCATGCAAAAGAATTAGTAATTAAAACAAAACCAAAAAACGTTATTATGTGTGGTAACTTGGGTGATCCTATATATCATCCTAACCTAATTGAATTTACAAAATGGTTGGACAATACTAACAATACCTTTGCAATTCACACAAATGGATCTGGAAAGAAAGTATCCTGGTGGGAAGAGCTTTATGATTCATATGTAAATAAATATAATGAATTATGGTTTGGAGTTGATGGGCTAAAAGATACAGCTCACAAATATAGAGTTGGAATTGACTGGCAACAGTCATTTGATGCAATGTGTTTAGGTGTTAAAAAAGGTAAACAAGTCTACTGGCAATGGATACCTTTTAGTTTTAACGAGCACCAAATAGACGAAGCTAGGAAACTAGCAAAAGACAACGGAATTAATCTTGTACTTAGATTAAGTGGAAGATGGGATTCTGAAAACGATCCATTAAGACCTTCCGATAAATGGCTTCCAAGAGAGAGTCATGATGGAAATGAAAAGGAGATATAAGATGGCTGAAATAGAATACAAAGGCCTGAAAGTAGGCGGCAGTAAACTATTATTAATAATTCCTTTATTAGGTATGATAAGTGGGGCACTATGGGGAGGTTTTGAATTTTACAAAGACTATTCAAATATGAAAGACAAAATCGAACAATACGTGGCACCAGATCTTAGCGGAATAAGAGAAGAACTAGCAATAGTTCAGACTAAACTTGACGAAGCACTAGACTATTCTAAAGATATTAAAAACGGATTACGTGATGATATTGTTAGATTAGAACGTATTGTTGATCAAGTTGAAGACGATGTAAATAAGACTGAAGAAGATGTTCGTGTAGCAATTGATTTAGCTGACCAACGTTTTGAAAACAAACGTGATCAGTTATTAACTGACTACGAACAAAAAGCTGATAGTCTTAGAACTAGTACTGATCTTAAACTGAAAGAATTAGAAGAAAGACTTAATAAGAGATTACAAAGAGCTTTGGATAACCCATTAGCTAATTAATGTTTTGATTTAACTTTTGATTTAGGACATATTCTTTTACAGATAGTCATATTTTCAAAGTTACGCATTATCTTTTTAAACGCAACACCTGAGATGATCTCGTCTCGGGTGTTTTCGTATATGCTCATTGATTTAATATCTTCTTGTGTAATACCAGCTTCTTCAAAGTTTTTCTTTTGATCTACTCGTAAGAAACAGCAAGGTAAAAACAATCCTTCACTTGATATAAAGTTAGTATAATTATCCATATTCATACATTGTGGGTAAACACTTTTTGTTTCTACAGTTTCTTTTTTAAATGTAATTGACATTGTAGCAAACTTATCTTTATTTCTGTCTTGTTCTTTTAAATTATTTGTTACTACTGGTTTATTTTCAATGTCAATAGTTTTAGTAGTCTTATCTTTTATTGTAATACTATGTGCTTCTGGTGCTTTATTTTCAATTATTTCTTTCATTTTAAATTGACTTGTTCTAGGAGTAATAGCAATTTTCAATCTAGTAATGTGTTTCTTATATTCATGCCCATAACGTTCAAATGCTTCTTGGGTCTTGTTATAAACATATTCTTCTAGTTTAGTTAAGTTAGCATCAAAATCTTCTTTACTAGCTAACATACCTGGAGGAGTTCTATGTGTATGAACTACAACAAATTGAAAAAAGCCTAGCTCTGTAGCAGTATCATATGCTTCTTTCATAGTTTCAAAGTCTTGATTATATTTAAATACTATATATTTCCATCTAAGCCTAGCTCCATAACTTACTAAAGTTTCTACACCAGTTTTAATACTAGGCCAGTCTGCATTTACTCTATATTTTGTAAAGTTTTCTGGAGTTCCGTCTATACTAAAAACAATATAATCATTATTAGCCATTAGTTTACCAATCTCATCCCAATCTTCTTTTTTACGATAGCTTCCATTAGTATCAAATATAAACCTACCACCAGGTAGACTTTTTATAGCTTTTAGTACTTTTATTAACTGAGGGTGGTATAATGCATCACCATAAGCACCTGTTAACCTAAAATCATTGGTACCTGTACTTTGTAGAAACTTAATTAGCTCATCTTCTTTTATATTACCATTGTCCCATTCATGCCTGCGATCAGCTTGGTATGTTCTAGGACAGTTAGGACATTTAATAGTACACTTTGAAGTGAGCTCTAATTCTACTTTGTTCGAAGTGGGGAATTGAGATAGCATAAATATATTTATGTTAAGTATAGCTTGACAAATCAACCACTACTGTATATAATAGAGTATAAATGAGCAGATTATTAATTATAACCGGACCGCAAGGTTCAGGCAATCATGTTTTCAGTAAATGTTTAGCAGTACATGAAGATGTATATGGTTGGAAAAGCCTACTCAATACTTATTGGGAAGGACACCATCACGAACCATTTGCTGATATGTGGCAAGACCCTGAGTTGTTAAGAGAGTTCGACTGGACACAAAGTGAACATTTTGTTACTAGTGTAAGTTGTCCATATTTTAAAAATCAAGAACCAGTAGTCCCTAGATATAAAGAATTTATTAAAATAGCAGAAGAATATGTTGATGCAGTTGATATAGCAATTATTGGTAGAGATCAAACTATATTAGAATATCAACAAAAGAGAATTAGAAAAACTCATACAACACCAATAGCAAAAGAAAACTTTAAATGGTTATTAGAGAATCAAAAGTGTAGCTTTTTAAGTCAAGAACTATTGTATTTGTATAAGAGCAGTTATTTGGAACAAGTAAGTAGAGATCTAGATTGGCCTATTGCTTATTGGGATCCAGAAATAGATGAGATTCTAAAAGAAGATGCGAACAAGAAATACATCAAACCAGCTGATCCATATTGGTTAGACTTTGAAGTAGATCGAGCAGTTCGCGAAAGTTAGAGAGAATTATATGTTAGATGTTTTTATGTTAACCTTTGGAGAGCCAGAGGCAGATGATAATTTTGAGATACTAAAATTAAAAGCACCACACGCAAAACGTATAGATGGCATTGAAGGATTACTAAATGCACACAAAGCCTGTGCTGAAGAATCAAATACTAGCTATTTTTATGTATGTGATGCTGATGCAGTTATCCAAGAAAACTTTCAGTTTAAGTTTGAGCCTAGTGATAGAAGAGAAGCATATCCTGGTGTTCCGGAAACAGAATGTGTATTTACATATAGGAGTCATAATCCTATAAACGATTTAATATATGGATATGGCGGACTTAAACTATTTCCTAAAAAGAACTTACTAGCAGTAGAAGAATTTAAAGTAGATATGACTACAAGTATAGGAGCAAAGTTTGTTCCTAAATTTGAGATAAGTAATGTTACGGCTTTTAATACAGATCCATTTAATACATGGCGTAGTGCATTTCGTGAATGCACAAAGTTGTCAAGTAATATTATTGATCACAACAAACAAGTTGATGACGCATATAGACTTGAAGTATGGTGTACACGTGGAGACAATAGAAGATACGGTGACTATGCTATATTAGGTGCTAATCAAGGTAAAGACTTTGGAGAGCATTATAAAAATAACACAGAAGCATTAAGAAAGATTAATGACTGGAAGTGGTTAAAGGAGAAATTTAATGAAGTTGTCTGAGTTTAAAGAACAATACCATTGGATGAATGGGTTAAGTGAATACTTTGACTTTAATGGTCAAGCAGGCCGATGGGAAAATGTACACAAAGCTCTATATCATGATAATTGGTATAGGAAACGTGATGTTATGATTGATCTAGCTAATATGCCTAATTCAAATCCTGCACACGTGAAGGCTTGGATGAATGTATTATTACACGAACAATTAGATGACGTAGAAATTAAACCACAGTTAGTTGCAACACTATTCAGAAAATATATGTTTGAAGATCCTTTCTTAGTAAACATATGTAAGTTTATTAACTATTGGGCAGACGGCGATAAGGCCGCAGAGATGCCTGACATGAATGACTTCTTAAGTAGAGGCCAAGTTAAAAGTAAACTATGGCTAGTAAGCGAACTAGCAAAAGTAGTTGATGGTCCTATAGGTAACGTAGTATTTTATGGAGGCTGGTATAACTTTATTGCTCATATGTTATTCTCACAATTTGATGTTTCTAAGATATGGAGTTTAGACTTAGATCAAAATGTTATTGAGCCAAGTAAAAGATTATATCCTAATGAAGTTAAAGAAGAAAAGTTTACACCTATTACAACAGATGTAAACAAAATTAGATGGAATGATAAAAATATGTTAACGTATAGTGCTGACTTAGAACAAAAGCACAAAGACGCAGGCAAATTACTTCCTCAAGATATCTATGATAATAGTTTTATTGATAGAGGAAAAATACATCTAGTAATTAATACTAGTTGTGAACATATGGATAATACTTGGTATGAGAATTTACCAAAAGGAACATTTGTATTGTTACATCAAAATGATTACTTCAGCAACGAGCAACACGTTAATTGTTGTAAAGATATAGAAGACGTTAAAAAGAAATATCCTATGCAAAGTATTTTATATGAGGGTGAGTTAGATACTCATTTATACAATAGGTTTATGTTAATAGGTGTTAAGTAATGAATGATGTAGTATATATAGAATTTGTAGTTGGTGAAGACCTTGAGCACACAGGAGAACAAGATGCTTGTTGCAAGATATCAGCAGAGCTAGGTGCTAAAGGATTAGAGTACGGCACAGATTTTTGGTTTCATGATATAGTTAGAGATGTAAAATTAAAAGAAGTAGCAATAAGATTTGGATTTAGTGATCAACACGAAGCAATGTTATTAAAACTTTCTGGTGTAGGGATCGCGGCAAGTATACATTAATGAAAGCAGACATAAAATACTTTACAGATGATTTCACAACACACAAAGAGCAGTTTGCTACAATGGATGCAGTAGCAAATATATCTTCTTTGCTAACCAATAAAGGATTTACATATGGTAAAGACAATGACTTTTGGTTGCAAGAAGTACATTATACTAAAGAAGGTAGACAGATGTTAACCTTTAGATTTAGCAATCCAAAAGAAGCAATGATAGAAAGATTAAGAGGAATGTAATGGAAGACGATGAAGTATGGGAACTTACCGTAGCAGAATTTGATAAACATTTAGATTCCTTAGAAACAAGAGAATTGCAGAAAGAAGCGGCACGAGCAATAAGTGTAATGCCTGCAGATAATAACTCAATTCATAAGTTTAATAAAGATGCACATCACAATAGTTGGATGTGGTATAAAGCAGTAATAAAACATTATGTATACGAATATGGAGGTATGCCCAGCGAAGTAGGTCCTGGAAAAGATGTTAAATTTGTATTGGATAATTAATGGAATTATTAGTAGCTAACGTAGTTTATGTAGGATATAGGTTATTAGTTACAGCTCACATTATTAAGTTCTTAATGAAATTTATGCCATATAGTATTGCAGTACTAATTGGTGCACAAATAAGTTTTATATACGATAGTGGTGTATTTTCTATGTTGTTTGGTGCAGAAGAATTCCCTCCAATAATGGAATGGATATATGCCAATGCAGTTTACACAGCCAGGGTTGGATTAGCCTGGGGCTTTATTAAATGGTTGTGGATGAAAACTGACCGATTCTACTTATCCGTATTCATAGGTGCTGAAGCCACGTTCATAGTGGATTACTTTATATTTGACCAGTTATTTTAAAATAAATACTAAGAAAGATATCCTATGTACAAGTACAATGCCATAAACGAAGTTCACCTCGAAGTGACCCAACGGTGCAATGCATCATGCCCTATGTGTGATCGTAATGTCAATGGCGGCGAAGTAAATCCACACATCAAAGGTAAAGAAGCAGAACTTACATTAGATCATTGTATTGATATATTTCCACACGATTTTATAGCTCAATTACACACGATGTATATGTGTGGTAACTTGGGTGATCCTATTAGTGCCAGAGATACATTAGAAATATTTCAATGGTTTCGTGATTGTAATCCTAATATGTGGTTAAGTATGAACACTAATGCAGGTGCAAAGAAACCTGAATGGTGGGCAGAAGTAGCTAAAGTTATAGGCAAAAAAGGTTGTGTAATCTTTAGTGTAGATGGACTAGAAGAAACTAATCATTTATATAGACAAGGTGTTAAGTGGGAACACGTTGAACGTAATATGAAAGCATTTATTAATGCAGGTGGAAGAGCAAGATGGGATTATTTAATATTTGAACATAGTGAAAAAGATGTAGATAGAGCTGAACAGTTAGCCAAAGAGTGGGGCGTTGAGAAGTTTATGAAAAAGAAGACAGGGCGTTTTATTACTCAATCAAGTCAGCCAAAAGAGATACATCAAGCACGTAATAGAAAAGGGGAGCAGACAACCGTACTAGCAAAACCACAAAAGAAAGAACACCAAAACCTTGCTTTATTAAAACAAAAAGAGATAGAGAAAAGTTATGGTGGTATGATGAATTATTACAACCAAGCTAAAATAAAATGTAAAGTAGCTAACGGTGAAAAGAATAGTATATTTGTAACCGCAGAAGGATTAATAATGCCTTGTTGTTGGACAGCAGGTAGAATGTATAAGTGGTGGCACGAAGATCCTAAAGTAGAACAGATATGGGACTTTATTGATAGAGCTGGTGGTAAAGATGGGATAAATGCAAAGTTACACGGAATAGAAGGAGTATTCGCAAGTGGTATCATGCAGGATATACAACGTAGTTGGAAATTAGATAGTATCAAAAATGGAAAGCTAGGCGTATGTTCAATGAAATGTGGAACAGAGTTCGATCCATTTGCTGAACAATTTAAATAATGAAAAAGCCGTCTTGTATAGCACCGTGGATAACAACATATGATCATACTAATGGAGGTGTACAAGTATGTTGCGAAGCAAATAAAATATTAATTCCCAATAAAGAAAAAAGACATATGTCTTTTGAAGAACGTTTCACACATCCAGAAATGGAAAAGTTCAAAAAGATTATGTTAGATTCTGATATACTTCCATCTATGTGTACTAATTGTGTATCGCAAGAGCAAAAAGGAACTAAATCATTAAGACAAGAATTCAATGAAAAATATTTAAATGAACACCGCCCATGGCAACCGGATAAGTTTGTACTAAGGTATTTAGATTATAGAGAAAGTAATCTATGTAATTTTAGTTGTAAAATGTGTGGCAGTTATTTGAGCAGTACACACGCCAAAATTGAAGGTCAACTTGGAAAGACAGGAGTACTTAATAACGTACACGAATTAAAACAATGTTTAGATAATTTACATACTGTAGAACACGTATCGTTTGCAGGAGGTGAACCATTAATGACCAAATCTTTTTATGAGATATGTAATAAGATTAAAGAGCTAGGCAGAGAAAAAGAAACTAGTATAAGTATATCAACCAATGGCAGTATATTAAAAAGACATGGCTATGATGTTTTTGAAACTGTAAGTGGATTTGCTGACGTTGACTTGGCAATCAGTATAGATTGTATAGAAGATCAACATAACTATTGGAGACATAAAGGTACGTGGAATACAGTTTTTAATAATCTAAAAGAGTTTCATAAATTTAAACAAACTGATCCAGAATCAATACACACAACAATAAGAACAGCCATAGGTTGGCCAAACTCATATGCGGCCAGGTATGTTTTTGATAACCTATCTAAATATGTTGATAAAGTGAGGCATAATTTTGTTACCAACCCATATGATTTAAGCATTGATTGTTTACCACAAGAGCATTTAGATAAACTAGTTGAACATTGGAAAGATTACCCAAATATACAAATGGCATTTAAAAATATAAAACCAACACAACCAGACTTGTGGAGCAGAAAAAATATTATCAATAGACATGATAACTATCATGGTAACTCATTTGAAAAAGCATTTCCAGAGTTTACCGACTTCTATAAATCAATACAAAAAGACTTGACAAGTAACCTTTAATCTGCTACAATAAACTTTAAACTGAAACTTTGAATCGCGATGATAAATGATACAAGATATTAAACTAGATGAACAAGAACTAGATAATGACTATAAATTATGGAATAATTTTTACGATTATCAGTTAGTATCATTTTATGCGACCCGCTTATCAAGACAATGTTGGAAATTTGAAATACCTTTTCCACGTAGTTTAAATTTTCACTCATTATATACAGATAAGTTTGTATTGACAGATATTACCAACAATGCTACAATTACTAGAAATATTAAAAATACTCATTGGGTAGAAGATACCTATTATCAAATTGCAAGGTATATTTACAATAACAATATTAACGAAGAAGAAGTGAAGCAGTATTTAATTGATAATAAAAGAAGTAAAACAAAACCATTTGCAATGCAATGGTTAGTTGGTGCTATCGAATCTTCTACAAAAGAAGAACTTAATAATTGTGTACAAAAAATTAAAGGTATACAATGGAGTGAGGATAACTGGTAATGACAACACACGCAATGATAGATTTAGAAACATTAGGCACAGGACCTGATTGTGTTGTTTTAACTATAGGAGGGGTAAAGTTCAACCCTAACGAAATCAGTGATACTCACAATGAATTCTACTATCGATTTGATGTAGATGAACAGTTAGCAAAAGGAAGAACAACATTAGACAGCACCCTAGAATGGTGGAGTAGGCAAGAAAAAAGTGTTAGAGATGAAGCACTTGGTGACGAAGGAAGAACTCCGGTACTAGAAGTCCTACAACATCTAAATAAATGGTGTGTTGGTGCTGATGTTATATGGTGCCAAGGACCTGCATTCGATATAGTTATACTAGAAAATATGTATAAGCAGTACCAACATCATATACCTTGGGCATTTTGGAAAATAAGAGATAGTAGAACACTATTCAGTATTATGCCAAATGATCCAAGAAAAGAAATAGACTTTGATGCCCATAATGCTTTAGAAGATTGTAAAGTACAGGCATTATGTGTTCAACAATCTATTGGTAAACTAAAACTTAAATTAAAATAGGTATAAGTCAATGTTTTTGTTGACATTTTCTAAATACTATTGTAATATGTTTATATTAATAACTCAAACAGGAGAAACTAAATGAGTCAAACTCGTGATATAGTGCAAGACATTGTTAAGCACACAGCCGGACTAGGCTTTATTACTTCAGTGAAAGTAACAGGCACAGATGAGTCTACTGAATTAGATGCAATGGATGCTGATCGTACAGTAATCTTACAAGCAAAAATGCATAATACAGTTGAACAATTTAACGGCGAATTTGGTCTTGGAAACCTTGGATTTTTATCTGGTGTTACAGGACTACCTAACTATCAAACAGATGATGCTACAGTTGATGTAGTAACTCGTGAACGTAATGGAGCAACAGTTCCAGATCATTTATTGTTTAAAGACAAAGAAGGCAATACGGATCAATACAGATTTATGAGTAAAGAAATTATTGAACAGACCTTACAAACTGTTAAGTTCAAAGGCGTTGAGTGGGATGTAAGTTTTGCACCTACTAAAGCTAAAGTAAGTGAGCTTCAAGCAGTTGCAGGAATCTATGGTGGAATTGAACCTAACTTTACTGTTAAAACAGATAATGGTGATTTAATTCTTACAGTAGGTGCCGCTGATGGATCTTTTACAGGTAAACGTACATTTGCAAACAATGTAAATGGAGAAATAAAAGAAGGTTATGCATGGCCATTAAACCAAGTGTTAGCAATTTTAAGACTAGGTATGAGCGGAACTTGTGTAATGAACATCAGTAAAAAAGGTGCATTAATGATTTCAGTTGATTCAGGATTAGGCAAATACGACTACATCTTACCAGCATTAACTGTATAATTTTAACCTTACTTAAAAGGATAGTAAATGGCAAGTAACAAAAATCTTACAGAAAGTAATAAAGACTACTCAGTATTCTTGCCGAGCATTAGTAGTTTTTATTCTAAATTCATTAGACAAGCACAGAAAAGGCCTGACTTTGTTAAACCAGAAAGAATGCCCAAGGGCTTTGAGTTTGGCATAGATGGCTTTGATTTCCTAAAACCAAAAGATACTTATTATAGTTACAAGTGGGGTTTATACTCTGCAGGTCACGCCACTCGAGATCCAGCAAAGAGTGATGAGCAAGAACCTATGATTCAAAAAAGAGATAGAGAGCATAGTTTCATACTTGGAGACAGTGGTGGATTTCAAATTGCAACAGGTGTAATTAAATGTGATTGGCCTAATTTTAAAACTGATGATGATTTACGTAAAACAATTTTAAATTGGTTAGAGCATACAGCCGATTATAGTATGGTGTTAGATGTTCCTACACTAGCGGCGGCTCCACCATTGAATGCTAAAACAGGATTAAAAGACTGGGTTGATTGTTTAGATTATACTATTCATAATAATGATTACTTTGTTAAACATAGACAAGGTAAAACTAAATTCTTAAATGTGTTACAAGGTAACAATGAGCAACAAGCTGATGATTGGTTTAGTGCAGTTAAGCATTATCCATTTGAAGGTTGGGCAATGGCAGGTTATAATATGAAGCAGTTGCATCTTGCTCTACGTAGACTTATTGTAATGCGAGATGAGAAATTATTAGATCCAGGCAGAGATTTAATTCACTATTTGGGTACAAGTAAACTTAATTGGTCTTGTATCTTTACGGCAATACAACGTAACATTAGAGAAACTATTAATCCTAATATGATGGTTACGTATGATGCCGCTAGTCCTTTTATTACTACAGCCAAAGGACAAGCATATAGTCAACACGTTCATCGTAACGATAAGTTTAGTTATGTAATGGAACAAGCAGTTGACGATAAGAAATTTCAACATAGCAATATACCTTTCCCATTCAATAGTCCTATTGGAGAACGTATGACAATGGGTGACTTATGTTATATGGGCCCAGGTATGTTAAACAAAATTGGTAAAGAAGGTAAGACAAGTTGGGATAGTTTCTCATACTTCTTATTAATGGCACACAATGTATACCAACATATTGAGAGTGTGCAAAGAGCAAATACATTGGCAGATATTGCTTGTACAAGATATAAGCCAAGTCATTTAGAATGGCGTAAAGTAAAACCTAAACAAGAAGAATTTGATTTATGGGTTCCTAGAGATGTAATTTATGTTACGGAGTTCATTAATAAATTGTTTAAGAGTGAAAAGCCAATGCAGATGTTAGAAGAAGCAGAATCAATGCTTACTCATTTCAGTGGAATGAAGTCTATCAAAACTTCACAGAGTGCATTTGATAGTTTATTTGATTCTGGTGATGATATACAAGACGTTGATGACGGCGAGTATACTAGCGAACAAGTAGAGGCCGCAGAAGACTTCTTAAGTAACTTGGAGGAAACAAATGGCTGATAAAGCAACATATCTAAATACATTAAAGAAAAAACACAGAATGCTTGACAAAGAAATTAATACGTTATATAATCAGTATGCTAGTGAAGAAGTATTAAAAGAATTAAAGTATAAAAAACTTGATTTAAAAATGCAAATCACAAGATTAGAAACACAATTAGCAGAGGCTTATTAAATGAAAAGAGATTACTCAACAAGTTCAAAACCAATTGACGGTATAACATTCTTTAAGGGTGTTGAAATAGAACATACACCTGCATTTGGTAAAGAAACTTTGTTTGTTGTAGGTATGCAAGATCCAGAAGAAGTAATAGAACTTGCAATGAAAAACAATGTTGAACACGTTTATCTAGGAGCAAATCAAAGTTTTGATTTATCAGATAATGATGAGATATTAAAGCAACAAGAAGAAGGTTGGGATAATCTAGTTAAGACACTATGTGAAGAAGGATTACTTGTAACATTAGACTTTGAACATGAATACTTAGAATGGATACAAGAAGCAGGTTACACAAAATATAATAATTTTATACCAATGATTAGTGTTAAGGTTCCAGACATTGAACAGTTGGGATATAATGCTTGTATTAAAATTGATGACACAGATTTTAATGCAACCAACAAAGGAGTATGGACTCATAGAGTTCATGATTTGATGGATCGCGATAGATTCACACAATGGGATCAATATAAATCAGATAAGATAATCGAATAGGAGAATCTAAATGACTAAAAAAATACGTTTAATGGATGAAGAAGCTAAGGCTACTGAACCAGGAGTTGTAAATCCAGACGCACCAGTTGATGAGGCTGTAGCAGATGATGTTTACAAAAAGCAATTAATGAAGTATCTAGAAGCAATTGACTGGAAACTTTGGGAAATGCTAAAATTAATGAAGGCAGATAGAGAAGAGAAAGAATAATATGGCACTAGATGTGACGACAAGGCAAATTTGGGTAACATTTCAAAAAGAAGGAGTACATTTGTACCCTGCGGCAAAAGATGACCCAGCTCTTGCAACAGGTGATGAATATGATGTGAGTTTCTTAGGATATGCACACAGACATATTTTTCACTTTAGAGTAGCAATTGATGTATTCCACGATGACAGAGATATTGAATTTATTCAATTTAAAAGATGGCTAGAATCATTATATGCTAAAGATGGAGTCCTAGAACTTAATCATAGAAGTTGTGAAATGATTGGTGAAGAGTTAGCTAATCAAATTCATAATAGGTATCCAAATAGATCAATAACAATAAGTGTTGCAGAAGATAACGAGAATGGTGCAACAATGACTTTTAACCCTGTAACTAAAGGATAGACAATGTCTACAGATAATAAAAACGTTGAAGTAAAAAAAGACTTTGTAAAACGTGAACGCAAAGAAGAAAGTGTCGCGGTTCGTTACTTTAGAATGAGTGGGTTCTATAATATCAATGATATTAAATATGACCTACTTAAGATTATACAACCATATGATGGTTATATGTATAATGAAAAAGAAACTAATCAATTGATTAGTGTATTTAATTCTTATTTGGGAGATCTACGAGAAGCTAGAAAGATTTTCAGCTTTGAAATAGTTCCTACTGAAAAGGAAAATGCTATTACTTTTGACATTCAAATTAAAATGCAGAAAGATCGTAGCCCTAAAAAACTAAAAATACACGTGGGCAAACTTTGGATTCAACCAAAAGAAGAAGCTTCAAATGATAACGAAGTAGAGGAGGTGAAAGCTGATGCGTAAATTATTCTATATGGGATTAGAACCATATGAAGGCAGATATACTCTACAATTACAAGAGTGGAGCGAAAGAGTATTTAAAAAGAAAAATATAGATTATGTTATTGTACCAGGTACTACTATTGATAACACAAAATCAATTAGTGTAGGACAAGTATTAGATGCACACGGTAGAAGTTACTTTGGTATGAGTCAACTTATGAATTTAGTACAAATGATGAGAAACGGAGAAGTAACTCATGAAGATGCAGTTTTCTTCGAAGATATGTTTCAACCAGGTATTGAGAGTTTACCATATATTATGTGTCAAATTCCAGAAGCACAACGACCTAAGATTTTCTTACGTTGTTTAGCACAGGCTGTTGATCCAGATGATTTTGTTCACGTATGGGGTATGAGCAAATGGATGGGCTTGTATGAAAAAATGTGTAATGAAATTCCTAATGTTCATATACTAGCAACAAATGAAGAGATGGTTGCTCATATGAGAATAGCAGGTTGGGAGGCACCAATTTATAATATATCAGGTTTAAGTTTTGGTAAAGAAGAAGTATTAGAAAGAGTAAACAATAAAGTTAAGCCATGGGCAGAACGTAGTAATAGAGTTGTATTTGCGGCACGTTTTGATCAAGAGAAACAACCAGACTTTTTTATGGATGTTATTGAAATGGTGCATGAACAAACTAGAAACTTTGATAGAAAAGATTTAACAGATAGAATTGATCCTGTAGAGTTTGCAGTATTAAGTGGTGGTCCATTAAGAAGTAATAATGAAAAGTATTTAACTAGAGCTTTGGAAATGGAAGAAAAAGGTCAATTAAAGATATATAAAGACTTGCAAAAAAACGATTATTATAATATAGTAAATGATAGTAAAGTTTTATTTAATTGTGCATTACAAGATTGGGTTAGTAATACAGTAAGTGAAGCAGATACATTAGGTTGTAACGTAGTATATCCAGCTTACAGAAGCTTTCCAGAAACGTTTGCAAATGATTATAGTAGACTTTATACTCCTTGGAGTAAAGAAGATGCAGTTGCTAAAATTATGACTGGATTAGAAAAGCCAAGTGAGAAAATGGGTAAGTTAAGTGATTGGACAGATGGTACTATTGAACGTATGATAGATATTATGGAAGGAAACTATAAAGCTAATCAATGGTTACGTAGTGGTAATAGATATAGAGATCACGTAGCGGAGGCAAAGTATTAAATGGCTAAGGTATTAGTAACAGGAGCAAATGGATATATTGGTGCTCAAACTTGTAAAAAATTAATAAACGATAAACATTTTGTAGTAGCAGTTGATCGTAATCCTATAAGACATGATTATTATAATGATTTCTTTGAAGGTAGTTATACAGATCCTGCTATTTTAGCATTTTTAAAAGATGTTGATTGTGTAGTACATATTGGTGCAACAAGTTTAGTAGGCCCTAGTGTACTTGATCCTGCATCTTATTATTTTAATAATGTAACTGGCACTCTAGTTTTACTAGATGCTTGTAAAACTGTTGGTATAAGTAGATTTGTATTTGCAAGTAGTGCGGCAGTTTATGGAGAACCAGACGGTGAATATTGCACAGAAACAGATGAAGTAAAACCAGTTAATCCATATGGCTGGAGTAAACGTATGACAGAGATTATGTTAAAAGACTTTGCTAGAGCTTATAGTTTATCTAGTGTAAGTTTACGTTTCTTTAATGTAGCAGGTGCAGATAGCGAAGGTGAGTTAGGTCAAGAAAAAGATGGAACTCATATTATTGCTAAACTTATGGAAATGACTATGGACGGAAAAGACTTTACACTTAATGGTGATAATTTTAAAACACCAGATGGAACTTGTATAAGAGATTATGTTCATGTAGAAGATGTTGCTAACGGAATAGCAAAAGCAGTAGAATTTACAAAGAGTAACATAGGTGCTCATGTATTTAATTTAGGTGAAGGAAAAGGCTACAGTAATAAAGAAATTGTAAAAGCCGTAGAAGATAATACTCCTTTAAAACCTAATGTAACATTTGGACCAGCTAGAGCAGGAGATCCTGCGAAACTAGTTGCAAATGATTTTATAACAAATAGTGTATTAGGTTGGACTCCACAGTATGATTTGAATCACATTGTGAAGACAGCATATAACTGGTACACACGAAAAGAGGTTAAGCACTCAGCAGACATCCTCGTCTTTAACTCGGAGAAAAATAAAAATGGCAAAAAGTGATGAAATAAAACAAAAACTAAAAGATGCTAATATTAGATATTGGGCAGGTGATAATATCAGTAAGGTATTACAAGAAGGTGATAAACAAGAACTTATAAAAGAACTTACACCAAAGTTTGAAGCAATAATAGACAGTTTAGTAATTGACAGAGAAAACGATCCTAACAGTATGGATACAGGTAGACGTTTAGCTAAAATGTATATTAATGAATTAATGAGTGGTAGGTATAATCCTATGCCAAATGCAACGGCATTTCCTAATCATATTGAAGATGGTTATAAAGGAATGTTAGTTGTACGAAGTGAACTTAAAAGTGTTTGCTCTCATCATCATCAACCAGTAAGTGGTGTTGCATATATTGGAATACTTGCGGCAGAGAAACTTATTGGATTAAGTAAGTATACAAGAATTGCACAATGGTGTGCAAGACGTGGAACATTACAAGAAGAACTTAATAATGTAATTGCACACGAAATTATGAAAGCAACAGGCAGTAAAAATGTTGGAGTATATGTTCAAGCAACACATGGTTGTTGTGAAAATAGAGGCATAATGGCCCATAGCAGTTTAACTCAAACCACAGTTCTTGAAGGTGCTTTCTTTCAAGACCCAGGAACAAAAGCAGAGTTCTTTAATCAAATCAAATTACAACAAGAATTTGCACCAAGGTAAGGAATAGTAGTCATGGTAGATAAAGTTTATTACACTTGGAAAGATATCGAACATATGATTACTACTATTAATAATCTTATGTATGCAGATAATTGGAGACCCGACTACATAGTTGGGTTAACACGTGGCGGATTAGTTCCTGCCACTATTATGTCTAACACAACAGGTATTAAAATGTATGCTCTTGATGTTAGATTTAGAGATGTAGACAAAGACAACGATCCCGAAAGCAATAAGAGAATGGCACAAGATGCTAGAAATGGTAAAAACATTTTAGTATTTGATGATATAAATGATAGTGGTCGTACCTTTAAGTGGATACAACAAGACTGGATGGAAACAGAATTTGATGATGCACGATGGGGTCTTAATGTAAGAACTGCCGCTCTTGTAGATAATGGAGCCAGTAAATTTGGTGAAGTAGACTACACAGCCTTGGAAATAAACAAGATGGAGAAAGACGTCTGGGTTGTATTTCCTTGGGAAGGAGAAAGGAACTATGGCAATATATGATATTGAAATTACTGGTTCTGGCGGAGAAATTGTAGTAGGTACACTATCGCAAGAAGCCTACGAGTATTGGGAATCTCAACCCGATGAAGCATTAACAGATCATTTGTTTAATTATGCAGATAATATTCCTGAAGATGATGAAAGATATATTGGAAACTTTTATGATACAGGTGATATAGCACACACTTATGGAGTGAATGCAGATGATTGTAAAATTACAGTAAAAGATGAGAATGGCAAAGATGTATATACATCAGCAAATCCAACAATAACAAGAAATCAAATAATAGATCCAAATGATAGAGATCCTGGATTCTATCTAAAATCCCTTACATACGAAAAAGGTATGTTTTTTCAAGCTGAAATAGACACTGACGAGTTTAAAAAAGAGTTACTTAAATTCTATGCTAAAAGCATAGATAATGATGTTATAATCTATGGCATAGAGTACGATAATAAAGAGCTAGAAACTGACACAGGTAACACAAAAATACGCCAAAAAGGGCAGAGTTTATACGAAATTTTATAAAACCCTTGATTTTATTGGGCTTTTAACCAAGACATTTCGGTTGACATTCTTGGTATTCTTTGTTATTATATATGTATTGATAAACTAAAAACAGTCAGGAGACTATTATGAAAAAGCTAATTGCAGTTGCATTGTTAATTGTAGGATTGTCTACATCAGCAAATGCTAGTCAATTTAAGAGCTATTATGATTATGCGTCTAGTTTAAATAGCGGATTGCAAATCAGCTTCTCTACTTCAATGATTAAAGCATATGAGAGAAGTAATAAAACGTACGGTAGTTTAATTACAAGGTACGATCACCTATTTGGAAAATATTCATGGTTCCAAAATATGAAAGCCAGATATGAATGGCAAAAAGGTGAAATAGTAAAATTTCAATCACTGATCAATAAAAAAGAATCAGTAGTTACTTTGGTTAAAACAGAAACTAAAGTTACTAATGGTGTTATTGTGACTAAAGGTGATACTGTCGTTGCTAGTGAAAGTTCAGTAGTTGTAGAAGAACGAACTGGTAATACTGTTAAAGAATTTGCAGTTGTTACTAAAATATATTCTACTCCTATTAAAAAACAACATTGGCAGAATACACAAACTATTAAACATTATAGTGATGGATCAAAAGGTTCTACTAGTGATGTTAAAACAATCAAAATAGAAAAGACTGCTGAAACTGAAACAAAAGTTGAAAGAGAACTTATCAGAGAATATGCAGTAGTAATTGAAGAACCAAAAGAAGATACAGTAGTTATTACTTTAACTGAAGCTGAATATCTTGCTAGGTCTGATGTATCTTTGTATGATACACAAACTTATAAAGATGCAGTTTGGAATATGAATAGTAGAATTAATGAGTGGTATACTACAGAAGTTCTTTCTAAACACTATGGTAATCATTTAGAAGTAATTGGTGCACCGGCGGCCTGGAGTAGAGGATATACAGGTGACGGTAGTGTCATTGCTATACTAGATACTGGTATTGATATGGACCACAGTGAGTTTGAAAATAAAATTATAGGAGCACAATGTTTCACAGGTGCTTGTAAAGCTGGTCATGAAACTATTCATGATGGAAATAGATATTCACACGGAACACACGTTGCAGGTATCGCGGCAGGTAATTTAGATGGCGTAGGTACTACAGGTGTTGCTCCAGATGCAGATCTATTAATTGCTAAAACAGCCTGGAACTTTGGTATGTTTGATTTTAGTACAGCCGATGAAGCTATTGCTTGGTCAGTTGAGCATGGTGCTGATGTAATCAATATAAGTGCAAACTATAACTTTGATAGAACTTATATGAATAGTGCTACAGAAGTATCACCGGGTATGTATTTTGCAAATGATACAAGAGGTAGAAATGGTATTACATATGACAAATATGGATATGCGGCTCTATACAGTAGTGATCTATATTACAAAAATATTGTTGAAGCAATGAAAGGTCATGAAGCAATTCTTGTATTAGCGGCAGGTAATCAAAATGCTGATTTTGCAGGACAACCAAGTAAACTTGCATTTGAAGAAGGTGTTGGTGAAAGAGTTATTATTGTTGGTAATTGGGATACAAGAACTAATAAGATAGCACACGGTAGTAACAAAGCAGGTACTATCTGTTATGACTTTAATGCGATTACTAATACTTGTAATTCAAATAATAGAGTTAGTGATCATTATATTATGGCGCCAGGTAGATATATTGCGGCACCAGATGCTAATGGTGAATACAGAACTAATAGTGGTACGTCGATGGCGGCTCCACAGGTTAGTGGTGCAGTTGCTATTATACATCAAATGTGGCCACATATGAAAGGTGAAAACATTAAGAAGTTATTGTTAACGACAGCAGATAAAACAATAGCAAATTATGATGTTAACGTTCATGGTCAAGGTTTGTTGGATTTAGATGCGGCAACACTTCCACAAGGTGCAGTTGGTATTCCTACAACAGGTAGAGCAGATGGAAATACAGTTAGTGTAGACGGTACTATTGCAATGAGTGGTGGTGCTACAATTTCAGCATTGACTGAAGTAATGGTAGTTGACGAATATGACAGAGACTATTACTTTGATGGAAATAGTATGGTTCAAGTTAATGATACTAGAACTACTAGTGCTATTTTAAATACTAAAGCAGGATTTGATACAAACTATTATGCAGGTTATACAGGTGGACATTTTGTACCAGTATCGTATAATACAATGTTAAGTGTCAATGAAAATGCTAGTCAGTACGGAATTGCTACAAACATAAATAAGTTTACAATAGGTTATATTACAGAAGATAAAAGCTTCTTAGGTAATATTGCTGATAGTCCTCTTATGAGAGTTAACGGTTCACAAACTACATACGTAGGTTATAACAATAATTTTGATGTAGGAAATGGCGTTAACGTGTTTGGTAGTGCAACAGTAGGTTTCACTAATCTAAACGTTGATAAAAGCTCAATGCTTAAAAGTGCAGATTTAATGTTGTCAAATAGTGCTACAATAGGTGTTAAACGTACAATAGACACCCATAGCTTCGGGTTTACAACAAGTATGCCAGTTGCTATAGTAGATGGAGATGCGAAGTTTAATATGCCTTCTACAGTAAGTGCTAATGGTGATATTGAGAATAGCGAAATAAACAGTTCGTTAAAGTCACAAAATAGAGAGATAGACTTTGGTGTGTTTTACAATGTAGGACTTACTGAAAATAGTTCAATCTCAAGTTTTGCAGAGATGAGAACAAACTATGCAGGTACTGAAAACGATACTGTTGAATTTGGCATTAACTATAAGGTAACATTTTAATGTCAGTTAAACCATATAAAAGAGGCAAACTAGAGGTCATCGCAGGCCCTATGTTTGCCGGTAAGAGCAGTGAGCTTCTAAAGCGATTGCTCTTTATCGAACATGGCGGACACAAGGTTCTAGTGCTGAAGCCAGTTATTGATGATAGGTATGATAGTAATTTTATTGTCACACACAATCAATTAAAACATCCAGCAGTAGCAGTAATAGACCTTGAGTTAGTCAAAGACAATTACACAATTAAACCTTATAACTTTCACACAGTATTCATTGATGAAGTGCAATTTTTTGATACGTCAGAAACTATGTGGTTCATTGAAGAAGGTTTGAGAGAAGGAGTTAATTTTGTAGTATCAGGATTAGATCAAGATAGTAGAGGAGTGCCTTTTGAAACTACATCAAGATGTTTAGCATTAGCTGATGAAGTATTAAAAATAAAAGCATTTTGTACTGTATGTGGTTTAGATGCTGGTAAAACTCAAAGACTAAGAGCCACTAAAATGAGTGAAAGAGTAAAAGTAGGTGGTGCAGAAACTTATGAACCAAGGTGCAACGAACATTGGGAGGCAAAGTGACGAAACAATATGCAATAAAAGTTGAACTTGCTCCTAACGATTGGATCTATGTAACAAAAAGTAATAGCAAACATTGTTGGGATCTTGTTCCAGAAACTTATAAGTCTAAGACAGACGCAGAAAAGGCCGCAGACGTTTGGCGGAAAAAATCAACTAGAAATAATGTAAAGGTAGTAAACTATGAAAGTTAATATTAAAGATTATCCAAATCCATCTGGAATACTTTATAAGATGGGTATGAATAAAGAGCAACATATATCTGTAAAGATTGATGAATGGGATACTTTTAATATGGATGTGACATTAGCACATATTATCCATCCTATGCTAGTTCAATTAAAAAAATCAAATACAAAAGGTATACCTGTTCTATTAGAAGAAAGTTTAGATGCTCCAATACAATATAAAACAGATGAAGAGTGTTGGGAGTGGATACTAGACGAAATGATATTTGCTTTTAAATCTAAACTATATGATTGGGAACAAGAGTTTACTTCTGGTGTATGGGATATGAAATTAAAAGACAAGATAGAACCTGGCTTGATGGAAATGACAGAAGGTCCTAATCATACATATAAAGTTGACAAAAAAGGAATGCAGAAATATAGAGATCGAGTAGAAAATGGTTATAGGCTGTTTGGCAAATATTACGATCACTTATGGGAATAATCAGAGAAGGAATAATGAGTTGGCAGAAGATAAAGAACCAGAAAGATACTACGATTGGATGTTATGGAAAATGCGAAATCATCAAGGAATTGATTACTATCAGTCAGCATACCCAGATGGATATTCAACGGTATGGAGAGAACACGAAGTGAAAACAGAATTCAAAGAAGAAATTGTTAAATCAGATCTAAATAAAGAAAAAGAATTATTTTGTATAACTGCTGAAGAATGTGGCGAGTTAGTACAAATATGTATGAAGATTGCTAGATGGGGTATTGACAAGAAAAAGATACAAGCCTTAATTGAAGAAGTAGGTGATGTAGCATATATGATTGACTTAATCAAAGATGCAGGTTATATTACTAAAGATGAGATTAAAGCACGTAAAAAAGTTAAGAAACTAAAATTAAAGAAGTATAGTAATTTAGTATAATGAAAAATAAAAAGTTATTTTTAGTTTGGCACGATTCGGGTTGGCCCGGCACCTGGCTGTTATGGTTTATCAATCAACATAACGACTTTCCAAAGTTTAAGGGAAGATATTTATATAGTCCAGTCGCCGGGTCAGCTGGAACGAAATACGAATTTGACTTACCTTTACATTATAAGTGTGATGGAGTAAGTTGGCATATTAATACTAAAATGCCTGTTGACAAGATAGCGATGCCACCTAGACTAAGAAAACTAGGCCTAACAGAAAAAGAGTATATATCATTAAATGATCACGAAAAGTATTTTATGCCTGACTATGTTGAAAAAAAGTCGTATAAAAGTATTGCATTAAAATTATCAGCTCAACACAATCCAGGTAAAGCTCGTACTTGGCAAATTAATTCAGATATATTAAAAGAATGTAAACCTTATAAAAATATTATGATGATAGCTGGAGACTATGAGTGGTTAATTGGTAGAAGGCTGTATGATTTAACTTTAGAAGATAGTGTTAGATCTAGAAGAGAAAAACTAAAATCAACTTATGTTAAAATGATAGATATGAAAAATGTTACAACAAACTTTCCATACCTAGCAGAGTTAGCTCCAAATTATATTGTTAACATAGGAAGACTATTAAATGAGGTAGAAGGAGAATATCTCAACCTGTGTAGAGCATTAGAAACTGAACCAAGAGAAGATTGGAAAAAGTTAATAAAAACAGGAACAGTAACATTTCAAAAATATTTAAAGGATAGATAATTGAAGACATATAAGATAGCAGTATTTGGTTGTGGGTTTGTAGGAGGAACAGTTGCTGACTTTTTAGAGCAAGGCGGAGTAGAAGTAACTAGAGTTGATCCTAAACTATATCCAGAAAATTATCCTATTGATGCTATAATTAAAGCAGATGGTATAATTATTTGTGTACCAACACCAAGTAAAGAAGATGGAAGTTGCGACGATAAACATATTAGAGAAGTATTAAAGTTATGCAACCACGGAGAAAGAATATTATTAAAGAGTACTGTAACACCAGACTTATTAAGTGGCTACGATAATAACGTAGTATACAACCCAGAATTTTTACGTGAAGCAAGTGCAAAAGAAGATTTTGCTAACCAACATATACAGATATTTGGACATCATGATAATATGTATGATGATGCCGTTTGGTGGGCAGACTTATTTAATGAAATTCATACAGTTGCTATTCCAACAGAATTTACCAATAGAGAGACAGCAAGTATAATAAAATATACTCATAACGCCTGGTTAGCTACAAAAGTGGCTTGGTTTCATGAGTTATATGATAAAATACAACCTGAGGTAAACTATGGCACTTTATCTAGTGTATTAGGAAAATTTCCTACTATAGGATCGACACATATGCTAGTGCCAAACTCTCAAGGAACACTAGGATATAGTGGATCTTGTTTTCCTAAAGATGTAAAAGCATTGACAAATATCCTAAATCATAGTATAATAAAGAACGTTGTTAAGGTAAATGAAACCCTATTAATCAAGGAGGTTACAAATGGGAAAAGTAATAACTAGTATTGTAACATTAACAGTTGCAATAATTTTAACATATACGTCAACTGCTAGTGCAGGTGGATTTACATCTGATCCTGTAAAGACAGATAGGGCGTATATTAAAGATCATTATATCGTTAAAACAATCAAAACACCCAACCCATCTACTCAAACTTGTAGAGAAGTTGATGTTCCGATATATGGAAACACAGGTGGTAGTACAGATGGTGCAGAAATACTAGGTGCTATTATTGGTGGTGTAATTGGTTCTAAAATTGGAAGTGGAGACGGTAGTAAAGTTGCAACAGGTGTTGGTGCAGTAATTGGTTCTAAGATTGGTAAAAACAATGCTCAGAATAATAACAATAATATTGTTGGTTATAAGAGACAAACAATCTGTGAAACTAATACAACATATAATACAGTTCAACAAAACGTGTATAGCCACAGTACAATTAGATTTACTGATCAAAATGGTAAAGTTTTTGAACTTACGTTTCAAAGACAGTAACTCAAAATTTATAAAAGATCCGTGGTGCCTAATAATTACGGATCTTTTCTTAGTATTTAAAGCAAAAGGATATAAATAAGTATGGAAGAGAAAAAATATTACTACTCAGAAATATTTCATTCTATACAAGGCGAAGGACATTATACAGGAGTTCCTACTGCCTGGATAAGATTCTTTTTATGTAATCTACAATGTAATGGTTTTGGACAATTAGATCCTACAAACCCAGATAGTTATGAATTACCATTTGAAGATTTTGATGTTTCAAGTGTAGAAAGAGTTGAAGATTTACCTGTATGGGAAAAAGGTTGTGATAGTAGTTATACGTGGGCCAAAAAGTTTAAAAGTCTTATGGGCCAAGAAACTCCTTCAGTATTAGCAAATAAAATTGTAGACATAATGAAAAATGATAGTAATCCAAATGGATTGTTTTTACATCCTGTAACAGGACAAAGACAGCATTTATGTATTACAGGTGGTGAGCCATTAATGCTAACAGGGCAAATGGCTACAATAGGAATATATGAAGAACTTGAAAGACAAAATAACTTGCCAGGTTCTATGACATTTGAAACTAATGGTACACAGAAGTTAAGAGAACCATTTATAGAATGGGTTAAAAGAATTAAAACTGAAATATTTTTTAGTTGTAGTCCTAAACTATTTACAGTATCAGGTGAGAAACCTGATAAGGCTATTAAGCCTGAAGTAGTTGCAGAGTACAGAAAACTATCTAGCAAAGGGCAATTAAAGTTTGTAGTAGGCCCAGATGATAGAGAGTGGGATGAAATGGAATCAGTAATAAAACAGTTTAAAGAAGCAGGTGTTGACTGGCCAGTATGGGTTATGCCAACAGGTGCTAGGGAAGAAGAGCAGACAGCAGGTGCAGGTAAAGTTGCTGAAAAGGCATTTAAACGTGGATACAATGTTGCGGCAAGAGTACACGTTTATCTGTTTGGTAATGCTATTGGAACTTAATGACTTATTTAGAATATTTGAAATGGAGAATTCAATTATTCAAATATAAAAATGTAATTTTATTTCCAATAGAAAAAACATTAAAAGATAAAAAAAGAAAAAATGAATCAATACGTAAAAAAACTAGACGATAAAATTAAAGAACTTAACTCTACAAGAGTATTTAAAAAAGTTACACCTAAAGGTGATTTATCCTGGTATGTAAAATGGATAGCAAGTATATTAATCCTTGGAGCGACAGTAGCTAGAGCGACAGGTGTTATGCCACTAGTTGATTTATGGTTTGGATTGTTTGGTACTTTAGGTTGGTTTTGGGTAGGTATGCTTTGGCACGATAGGGCCCTTATTATGCTTAATGGTGTATTGGTAACATTGATAGCAATGGGACTAATAAATCATTACTTTATAGGAGAAACAATATGAAATTATTAATAGCGATACTTTTAGTGTTTACGATAGTAGCAATATACACTGATACAGGTTTAAGCAATATAATATAGGAGAAGCTATAATGGCTTATAGTAAAAAAGTTATGGATCATTACAAAAATCCACGTAACGTAGGTAAAATGAATAAAGAAGACCCTACAGTAGGAACAGGTCTTGTAGGAGCACCTGCTTGTGGAGATGTAATGCAGTTACAAATAAAAGTAGAAGGTGAAGTTATAGAAGATGCTTGTTTTAAAACATATGGTTGTGGGAGTGCTATTGCAAGTAGCAGTCTTGTAACAGAAATGGTTAAAGGTATGACAATAGGAGAAGCAAAAGAAATTAAAAATATGGATATTGTAGATGAACTTTCTCTACCTCCGGTTAAGATTCATTGTAGTGTATTAGCAGAAGATGCTATTAAATCAGCAGTGAAGAATTACCAAAACAAAAATAGAATGCATAGATAATGGCAAGTATAACAGAGTGGGCAGATAATTTAAACTTAATTGAAGATGGCACAGAAAGACTGACATATCTTGTAGAGTTAGCAAAAAAAGAAACTAACCTACCAAAAGAGTTAAGAACAAAAGATCGTTTAGTAGGAGGTTGTATATCACAGATATGGGTAGACGTTGGTGTTGTAGAAGGCAAAGTACAAGTTTACTATGACAGTGATGCTATGATAACAAAAGGAATAACAAGTATAGTATGTGATTGTTTTTCAGATAAAACAGTTGCAGAAGCAAAGCAAATAAAACTAGAAGACTTTGAGAAACTTAACATTCAACAATTACTAACACCACAACGAAGAAATGGGTTAGGGAGTCTAATAGAAACAATTAGGAAAAGGATAGCAATACTATGAAACAAGGTAATTATGTCTTTACTAGCGAAAGTGTTAGTGATGGGCACCCAGACAAAGTAGCAGATCAAATCAGTGATGCTCTTGTTGATGCGGGTCTTAAAGCAGGCGATGATACCACAAGAGTAGCAGTTGAAACTCTTGTAACTACTAATCTTGTAACAGTAGCAGGTGAAGTTAAAAACTTTAATGTTACTAATGAAGAAGTAGAACAAATAATTAGAGATAAAGTAAAAGAAATAGGATATGAACAAGATGGATTTCATTGGGATAAGTTAAAAGTCTACAATGAATTACATTCACAAAGTTCAGATATTGGGTTAGGTACAGACGACTTCGGTGCAGGAGACCAAGGTATAATGTTTGGATATGCTTGTGATGATAATGACGCATACTTACCAGCACCTATATTTTATGCACACGAAATTCTTAAAACTTTAAAACCACAAAGACAACACGTACTAGGTCCTGACAGTAAATCACAAGTAAGTATTCAGTACGAAGGTGGAAGACCAAAAAGAGTTGATCAAGTTGTTATTAGTAGTCAACACGGTGATGGTCAAATTGAACAAGCAAGAAATATATGCAAATTAGCAGGTATGACAGTATTAGGAGATTTAGTTGATGAAAATACTATATGGCATATTAATCCAACCGGTAACTTTGTTATCGGCGGTCCTGACGGTGATTCTGGTCTTACAGGCAGAAAGATTATCGTTGATACATATGGGGGCTTTGCTCCTCACGGTGGTGGCGCTTTTAGCGGAAAGGACCCTACGAAGGTAGACAGAAGTGCGGCATATATGGCACGTTGGTTAGCAAAGAATGTAGTTGCTGACAATATGGCTGATTGGTGTAGTATTCAATTAAGTTATGCTATTGGTGTTAAAGAACCAACAAGTATATATGTTGATAGTAATGGACATAACAAAAGTATTGAAAAGTTCATTAAAGAAAATATCGACTTAACACCAAAAGGAATCATTGACAAATTTGATTTATTCAAGTATTATATGTATAGTAAGAACTGTACATTTGGACATTTTGGTAATAAAGATGTACCGTGGGAGAAAATAGGATGGTAAAAGTAAATATATTATGGGCGTCTATGTTTGGAACCGCAGAAGATGTTGCAAACGATGTTCACGAAAAAGTAAAAGATAAAGGCGTAGAAATATTTGAGATGAATGATGTTTCTATGGAAGACTTCCAAGCAATGGAAAATGTTATATTTGTTTCTAGTAGCACAGGACAAGGTGATGTACCTACTAATGGTGATAACTTTTATAGTGAACTAGAAAAAGCAGAACTTGATTTAAGTAAGACAAAATATGCAGTATGTGCATTAGGAGATAGTTCGCATACAAATTTCTGTGGTGCAGGTAAAAAGATAGATGCACGTATGGAAGCACTTGGTGCAACACGAATAGCAGATAGGCTTGAGTGTGATGGCGATGATGAAGGTGCTAGGGAATATACAGAAGATTCAATAGCAAAACTAATAGGATAATAAATGTTTAAAAAACTAAAAGATCTGATGTCAGGAGATAAAAATAGAAAGCAAATCTTATCTGACAAAGAAAAAGCAACAGCCGAAGGCAAACCATTTGTAAGAGTAGTAGACGTTAAGTTTGACGAAAAGAATCCAGGCGACGGCTACTTTGAATTAGAATGGAATAAACACTTTGTAGCCAAACTTGAAGATGCAGGCTATAGTGGTAAAGATGAAAATGAAATAGTTGATGCATGGTTTACTACACTATGCAGAGGAATCGCAGAAGAAGTTTAATTTAATTAAAAGGAACAGAATGTTGAGTTATATTCTAGTCGATGCCGCTAATATGTTTTTTAGAGCAAGGCACGTTGTAAGAGGAAGTGATATGAAAACTAAAATTGGTATGTCATATCATATTATTTTTAATAGTATTAACAAAGTATGGCGTGAACAAAAAGGTACACACGTTGTATTATGTTTAGAAGGACGTAGCTGGCGTAAAGATGCATATGAACCTTATAAACGTAACAGAGCTGAAGCAAGATCTGCTTTAACTGATCAAGAGAAAACCGAAGATGAAGAGTTTTGGGAGGCGTTTGATGAGCTACAGAACTTCTTTAAAGATAAAACAAATTGTACAGTACTACAAAGTAAAGAGTGCGAAGCAGATGACTTTATAGCACGTTGGATACACAATCACCCTAATGACAAACATTGTATAGTAAGTAGCGATAGTGATTTCTATCAGCTTATTAAAGAAAATGTAACACAATACAATGGTATTATGGGACAGTTAATTACTACAGATGGTATATTTGATGATAACGGAAAAGCTATTATTGATAAGAAAACTAAAGAGCCTAAACAATTAGGCAATCCGGAATACTTACTATTTGAGAAGTGTATACGTGGAGATACAAGTGATAATATCTTTAGTGCATTTCCTGGTGCTCGTAAAAAAGGTACTAAAAATAAAGTAGGTATGCAAGAAGCCTTTGCTGATAAAGATACAAAAGGTTTTAATTGGAATAACTTTATGTTACAAAGATGGGTTGATCATGAAAATGTAGAACACAGAGTACTTGATGACTATCAACGTAATTTACAGTTAATTGATCTTAATGCACAACCTGATAATATTAAGAAAGTTCTTGATGAAGCTATTGTTGAACAAGTGCAGAAGCAACCAAAGTCGCAAGTAGGAATTCATTTTATGAGATTTTGTGGCAAGTGGGATATGCAAAGAGTATCAGAGAAAGCACAAGATCATTCACAATATTTAAATTCAAGTTATGGGAGTGCAAATGCCTAGAGCATATATATTTGATGTAGACGGAACATTAACAGACAGTAGAGAAAAAATTGATCCAGAGTTTGAAATGTTCTTTTTAGAATTTATTGAGAAGCATGAATGCTATATAGTAACAGGTAGCAATTATGAAAAAACATTAGAACAATTAGATTATTTAATATGTCACGGAGTTAAACGTTGTTATCAATGTAGTGGAAATAGTGTATATCAAGGCGGAGCTCCACTTCGTGAAAACGATTGGGAAATTAATTCTGAAATTAGAGAATTCTTAGAAGAGATGTTAGAAGAATCTCCATTTAAAAAACGAATAGGACTTCATATAGATGAAAGACCTGGTTTAGTTAATTTTAGTATATTAGGTAGAGGTACTGAATCTGTAAAAGAAGATCAAGAACAATATTTTAAAGACAGAAAAGAATACGAAGACTTTGACTTAATTAATAATGAACGTGAATATATTTGTAAGAAGTTTAATAGACGTTTCTTAGAATCTGGTGTGAGTGCTCAAGTAGCAGGAGCAACAGGTATAGACATAATGCCTGTAGGTGCAGACAAGAGTCAAATACTAGAAGACTTTAATGATATGGATGTATACTTCTTTGGTGATATGATGCAACCAGGAGGTAACGACGAACCTCTTAAAAATGCTATAATTAAACGTAATAATAATAACGATAAGTGCTATCAAGTTGATGGCTGGAAATCTACTTGGAGTCTTTTAAAGGCAATGAATGCCAGCTGATTTTGGGATACTTATGGGAGTTGCTGGAATAATACTTACTGTAATAGGATTTTTTATTGCATTTAAAATAGCAACATACAAAGATGATAAAGAAGAATTGGAACCCGATAATCCTATAACACAATTTTGGAAAGACTATCCGGGTAATGATAAAAAATGATGGAATTTGTAACTAACAGACTGGAGAAACTAAAGATTATGGAACAACAAGAAATAGATTCAATTAGAAAAGACTTAACAGAACGTTTAAAAAAAGGTAAACTAGTTGTAAAGTTTAATAAACTAAATGGTGATTTTAGAGAAATGACTTGCACATTGCAAGAAAATATATTACCTCCAGCTAAAAAAGAAGATCCATTAAGTCAAAAGAAAGTTAGAAATATTAATCCAGAAGTATTAAGTGTATGGGATACCAAAGCTAATGGATGGCGTGGATTTAGAATAGACAGGATTATTGAAGTTGAAGATGCTAAAGATTAAACAAATAATCAAAGACAAGTATTGGATAGTTGAAAGTGGCTACGGCAAAGTAGGTACGGTAAGAAAACTTGACAATGGATTTGAATATTTTAATCAAGACAATAACACAAAAGAATTACTTCCAAATTTGGATAGTTTTAAAGAAACAGTAGTAACACAGACTACTAATGCAAATCAAGAGTACAAGGGATTTCCAACAAATACTCCTGTACTATTTGCAGTTGAAGATGAATCTAGAGCTTTATTTAAAAAAGCTAAAGATGGAAAAACAATATTTGTTGCAGGCTATTATATTTTAAAATATGATGGTATGGGGTGGCAACACGCATTTTGTCCTAAATTAGAAACATTGGACAAATACGAACATAGAGGCCCTTATCTCACAGAGTGGGATATGAATTTAAACTTAAAGAAGGCTAAAAAAGAATGAGACACTATATACTATCATTGATAATATTGCTTTTTGCTACAAGTATATTATCAGCAGAAACAATTAATCCAAATAGTTTATTGGATAGTTCACCGCCTATTTTAACTACTCCTGAAGCAGAACAATCAAAAGAAGATAATAAAGTTGAAGAAGGTACTGCTGAAGAAGAGTTACCATGGGATGATCAAGGTTGGACAATACATACAAGAGCTTTACAATGTCATAGTATGGGCAATGTTAGAGCATATACAATGGCACGTGGTCAACAGATAGTTATGTCAGGTTTTAAAAACCCAGGATACGTTCCTAACGATCCATTTGATGGCTTAATACTTACTAGGAATCCATTAACAGGCGAATATACTGTATTAATGGTACAAGTAAGCACAGGTTTAACTTGCATTGTACAAATGGGTACTAGCTTACAAACAACAGAAGACGTTATAAACAAGCTACAAAAAGAGCAAGAAGAACTCGAAAGCGACAAAAAATAGGCCATTAACTGATGTTTTTTCTCACTTGTATGGTAAATACAAGTAATAAGGAGAAACATTTAATGGCTAGACCAAAACCGACAATTATACTTGACTCAGTTGATAAGCAATATAATAGTGAACAAATTCTTGACGCCGTTGCAATTTATGCGGTGTATTATGAAAACAAACCAATTAATCTAAGGACTATGAATACGTTAGTAAATTATCCAGGTCCAAAGTATAAGAAGGTTAGTTTCTCTAATAGCGGTCATGCTTTTAATTTAGCGGATAGGCTGAATAAAAAGTTTAATACAGATAAGTTTAGTGTGGTAAAACTAGTTGATGGAGAAAAAATCAGTAGAGATGCAAAAGATTCAGACTAAGATTCTGAACCTTATTACTGACGACAAAAATATACCCATCAAAACAGTTTTTAAAAATACACAAACCTTAAGATTAACAAAGATAGGTTTGAAACTATTAGGTAAGAAATACGATAAATGGGTTGTAGACCCTCCAGCTCTTAGTGCAGGAAATTTAATCCAATTATTAAGAAAAATGAGATATCCTTATTATATAGATAAAAAGAAAATGGTTTTATTCACAGAAAAAGATGCATTTCTTGCTAAACTAGCAGGAACCCAAGGTTGGTTAGATGGCAAAGATTAATAACTTTGATTTACAAGATAAGATAAAAGTCAAATGTACAGACAATGACGAAACTTACGAAGTAGATTACATATCAAACACACAACATTCAATCAAAACTGCCTTACACGGAGTCCCCTTAAATTTCGTTCATTTAAAACGTAATCTTTATGTAGCCAATTGGCGTGGTAAAGAGTTCGTGATGTCGTTATGATCAAGTTAGATTTACACGGATATACAATACACGATGCCTGGAAAGAGTTTACCAGACATATATCTGATTGTTATTATAAAGACATAAAAGAAACAGAAATTATTACAGGACACGGTAAAATAGCAGAAGAAATACTTGCTTGGGTACACTCAAACACAAACTGTAAAACTATTATCAGACAACCAAAAAATACAGGAGCATTTTTAATTAAAATAAAAAAGAAGAAAGTATCACATAAAGTTACTATTGGTGAAGTACAAAAACCAAAACTAGATCTTTCTAAATTAATTAAAAAATTTAATGATCACTAGATAACGAAAGTAATTTTATGGAATCTGAATTTAGTCGTTTTGTAAGACAATTAGAAAAAATAGAGATGGAAACAAAAGTTAAAAAGGTAAAAATAAATCCTAAAGAAAATGCCAAATGGTGGTATAATTTAAGTCTTGAGGATAAACAAAAAGCATTCTATGCAGTAATAAGCAGAATGCATAAAGCAGAAATAGAAGAAGATGGTAACTATAGAGATTCACTATATAAAGTATTTAAATTTAGTGCAGATATGTACGATGTAGGTATTGAATGTGGATATAAAGAGTTAGCAGAAAAGTTAGAAGAAGATGATACATTAAGTAACTTATCTACTTTACAGATATCTGATGAGAGTGGTATATTTAATGTAGATGTTAATATTGATCAAATGGAAATAGAAACAGAAGATAGTCACGGTGGTGGCAAAACCTTGAAGATAAAAGTACTAAATACTGAAGAAGAGGAATAGTAAAATGGAAGTACGTTTGGTCAGTTATAGTAAGCCAACAGAACATTTTGAGGCAGAAGGTTTAGAGAATGCTCAAGACCTTATAGCATTCTGTGCCAAAGTAAGTAACCCTACGGCACAGATTAATAAGAAGACTAGCAGTAAATTAATATCATACCTAATTAAACATAAGCATTGGTCACCTTTAGAAATGGTTAGTGCTTGTTTAGAAATTGAAACAACCAGAGATATAGCTAGACAAATACTAAGGCATCGTAGTTTTAGTTTCCAAGAGTTTAGTCAACGTTATGCTGATGTAAATGAACAAGGTATGCAGTTTAAGATTAGAGAAACACGTAAACAAGATCTTACTAATAGACAAAACTCAATTGAAATTGAAAACAATCCAGAATTACAATTAAATGTAAAAGACCAAGAACTAATTACAAATTGGCAAAGAAAACAACACGGAGTAATAAATAATTGTAAGGAAGTATATAATTGGGCTATTGAAAATGGTATTGCTAAAGAACAAGCTAGAGCAGTACTACCAGAAGGACTTACTTCAAGTAGACTGTATGTAAATGGTACATTAAGAAGTTGGGTACACTATATAGAATTGCGAGGAGCAAATGGTACACAAAAAGAGCATATGGAAATAGCTCGTGCCTGTGCAGATGTTATTGCAGAAATATTTCCATTAATTAGAGAGTTTAAATGAGAATAAACAAAAAAGTATTACAGGACCTAGCCAAATTTATTGAGATGAGATATGGTATAGATATAACAAAACATAATGAAAATCAACCAGAGCTTTTCAAAAACTTTATGAGACTACAGTATTGGTTAGATGAAGTAATATTAGAAAGATATTTTGGTCCTAATGACAATCCCGAAGAAGAAGGCACATATTGGGTACAACAATTAAAATGGAATACACGTAGAACAGGACAGCAATTATTAGATTATATTAGTACCTTACAAGATCAATCACCAGATGTACCATTAAAAATATTAGATGTAGGGTGCGGAGATAACGAATGGAAATCTAAACTAGGTGGCAGATTAATTGGAATAGATCCATATCATCCTGGTGCAGATATAAAAATGGGAATTAATGAATTTGCAAAATTAAAAGAACATCACAACAAATATGACATTGTTTTAGCCTTAGGAAGTATTAACTTTGGAGATCAAAAAGAAATAGATAGACAAGTCAATAACGTTGTTAGTTTAACAAAGCCCGGCGGAAAGATATTTTGGAGATGCAATCCAGGTATTACACACGACAACGAACACGCCAAATGGGTAGACTTTTTTAAATGGTCTGAAGAGTACATTAACGACATTGCAGGCAAGGTTAAATGTACAGTTAACGAAGTAGCTTGGGACCATCCAGCCGATGACGAAGACGTAAGATGGGGCAATCGTCTTTATAGTGAGTGGACAAAAGAGCCCTTTAATACATAAAGTTTAAAGGTAAATACATACATAGAAAAGGTAAACTTTATGTTGAGACTAGTAAACAAAGCTCTAGGTAATCTAGCCAGACTACTTATCGTAGTCTCTGTCGCAGTTGTAGTAAGTTCTTACTACAGACCAATCCAACAAGCAATACATAATGGAATATTTTGGTTACACGAGAAAAATGAAACCATTGGAGAAGTATTATATGACGTTAATGGCGTTTTATTAAATGGTAAACATTTTGATCTGGAACGTAGTCAGAAATTTGTAATATACGAGAATTATACTCGTATTGTTATAATTAATGTAGTTGATGAAGCACAACCTGAAAATACCGCATTTAATGGTAGAGGAACAGGATTTTTTGTTAAAGTAACAGATACAGAAGGTTACATTGTTACAAATCATCACGTTATTGATTCAGCTATAGATAACGAAAGTGTAAAAATTAAAATTAATACAGCCGAAGAGTATTGGTCTTATGATGCTGAAATAGTAGGTTGGGATCAAGTAGCAGATATAGGTGTACTAAAAATAACTAAAAAAGATAATGAAGAATGGAAACCTTTAAAGTTTGCTGATAGAGATGATTACAACACAGGTGATCCTATAGTTATTATTGGTCACGGAATGGGTATGCCTTGGACAACAACACAAGGACATATTACACACTCACAAAGATACGGTTTAAGACCATATGCATTAATGATACAAACTGACGCAGTAATTAACCAAGGTAATAGTGGAGGACCTATTATAAACTTAGAAGGCGAAGTAGTAGGTGTAGCACAGGCTATATATAGCCCTGGTAGAAGAGTTCCTGGTTGGGATGGAGTAGGAGTAGCAATTTCATCAACTCAAGCATTAAGATCATTAAACTATATATTAAGCCCACATTACCCATCTAAAGGATATGTTCCTTATGCAGAATTTCCTTTTAGTTTAGGTAGATTTGATTTAGAAGATGTTAAAGATATACCTAAAGATGAAAGACATATGGCATATATCAATTATCCTGAAATAGAAGAAGGTGAAGAAGAACCAGAAAAAACAGTAGGTGAACTAGCTGGACTATTACAAGGTGATATTATATTAAGTATAAACGGCGAAAGAATAGAGAATAGTTTTGGCGTTATGAGACTTACCTTACAAGCATTTCCAGGTGATATATGGGATGTTAAAATCAAACGTGGAGATGACATAATTTCAATGAAAATCGCACTAAAAGAGTTCAACCACGAAAAAATCGTTAAATCAATCGCTAAAGTACAACGATAATTAACCATTGACATTTTAGCCAAGATATCTTATAATATACGTATTATTATGATGATAAACGGAGAAAATATTATGGATCAAATTATTAAGTGGCACAAGTCTTATTGTGAGGCTTTTAGGAAAAGAGTGGGTATGTCTCACTATGGTATCTATTGGGTATCTTTTTTCAAAGGTATTCTTTTTATTTTAATTATATTAGCATTAGTAGGTTGCAGTACACCAGCTAAAGCAATGTCATCAACATCAAAGAATAATATTGTTATTCCAAAATATTTCTTTGCAAATGAACTTACAAAAGACACTTGTTCATTAGAAGGTGTTCACGGTTATGGAAGTTGGGGCAAAACATATTGGGAAATGGATCTTGCTATAACACACGTGAGCAATGCAAGAAATCCTGAGCTTCAAGGAAATAATCTAGATCATTTAATGGAACTTGTTGAATATGATTGGAATAAAGATCATACTTCAAGATCAGATAGTGTAAGTGTTAATCACGAAAAACATTCTAATAGAATGGCACTATTACACGGAACTATTGTTTATGCAATAGTAAACAACAAAATGGAAGAACACGGTCCAATTATTGCAGAAGTTATGGTAGCTTGGGCAAAAGCCGGTGTAATGTTAAATACGTGGACTGACGCAGAAATCAGCGAGATGAAAAAACAAGGTAAAATTAAAAGTTGTTATGGTGGAGGAAAAGGTAAGGGAGATGCTCCTTGTGCTTCACATAAACCACAAGAAGTCCAAATATTTGGAGGTCAATATATGCAACAAGCATATTTGATGAAAGATCAATTTACTGACGAACAATTTAAAATTGTTGACAAGTATATTGATGCACTATGGAAAGACTATGTTAAACCTTGGGCTACAAAAGAATTAGCAAGTGGATCAAGAGGTTTTTACCAAATGGCAGATGGAACTGTTTCTGTATTGTCATATCTAGCCTGGAAAGATAAACCAGAAGAAGCAACAAAATGGTTTGACAAAGTAGTTGCTAAAGCTGATAGTATTATATACAATGATGGATATATTCATAATAATAGTTTTAGAGGTGTTAGAGATGTATGGTATCATTCAAAAGGTGTAAACAATTTGCTAGGAATTTATGCTATAGCTGAACTATGGGGTTATAAATTTCCAAAAAAATTAAAGAAAAAAATAGATAAAACTGTAGATGTACTTAACTTAGGTCTTACAGATGTTAAAAAGTATAGAAAACGTAAAGATTCAGTTAAGGCAGGAAATATGACAACAGATGAAGGTGATTCAGCATATCATACACACCAAATGGCTATATCATTAGACTGGTTAATTGAGAATTATACAGATAGAGATCATACTATAGTTGCAGATGATGGAATGTGGAAATCTAAAAAATCAGCTTATTTTGTAGACAGAAACTTTGGATTTGAGCCAAAATGTATGAATTAATACAAAAATAATTTAAATTAATTTAAAAACCCTTGTAAATCAAGGGTTTTTTTATGATCTTTTTTTGCATAAAAGGTTGACAATCAAGACGTCTTACTGTATTATAATAGTATAGTTAGAAACAAAGGAGATATAAAAAATATGATTAGATTTACTTTAGGACTTTTTAGTTTAATTTTAGCAGTAGGTTGTATTGACGGTGGATACAATGGAATCCCAATGAATGATAATTGGACTGGATTTTTTGGATTTGCAATTTTTGGAATTGCAATGATGATTTGGTCACTACCTACAGTAACACAAAAATAAAAGGTTGACAGAATAAGTAAGATATCTTATTATAATATTATATGCCAAAGAAAGCAAACTTAGAAGAAGGACAAAAAATGCAAACTGCGATATCAGATACAAGAACTGTAAAAATTAGCGAAGCCACTACTTTGATTACTAGGGCTTTTAAAAAGAAGAGACCTGTATTTTTATGGGGCCCTCCAGGAATTGGTAAATCAGAATTAATCCAAGGTATTGGAGATTCTGGTGCATTAGGTAAGACTCACGTTGTTGATATGAGACTTGCTTTATTTGAGCCAACTGACCTTAGAGGTTATCCAGCTCCAGATTTAAAAAATGGTAAAATGGTTTGGTTACCACCAGCTGATTTACCTTCAGAAGAATTTGCGAAACAGTTTGATACTGTTATCGTTTTCTTAGACGAGATGAACTCTGCCGCTCCTAGTGTACAAGCCGCAGGTTATCAGTTAATCCTTAATAGACGAATTGGTCAGTATGTGTTGCCAGACAATGTAGTTTTAATTGCCGCTGGTAATAGAGAGACTGACAAAGGTGTTACTTATAGAATGCCTAAGCCACTTGAGAATAGATTCGTACACTTTGAACTACGTGTTGATTTCCAAGATTGGTTAAATTGGGCAGTTCATAATAATGTTAACCCAGATGTAGTTGGATACCTTTCATTTGCTAAAGGTGATCTTTATAACTTTGATCCACAATCAAGTTCACGTGGATTTGCTACACCAAGGGCTTGGACATTTACTTCAGAATTACTAGAAGATGGTGATGAACTTTCTGAAAGCCTACAAACAGATATGGTTGCAGGTTGTGTAGGAGAAGGTGTTGCTGTCAAGTTTATGGCTCATAGAAAAATAGCAGGAGACCTTCCTGTTCCTGAAGATGTGTTAGATGCTAAAATTAAAAAAGTTGAGAACACTGAAGTATCAGCTATGTATGCTCTTGCTACATCACTATGTTATGAGTTGAGAGATAGATTTATAGCTGGTGAAAAAGCAGGTGCTAGTTCTAAAGTTATGGACAAGTACCATAAAAGTTTCTCAAACTTCATCAGCTTTATGATGGATAACTTTGAAACTGAAATGGTTGTTATGGCTTCTAGAATAGCAATGCAACAATACAAGTTGGTACCTAAGCAACAAAAAATAGAGAGGTTTGATGAGTACTTTAACCGATATGGTAGACTCGTACTTGACGCCTAAATTAAAAGAGGGAGAGACAATAGATCTCTCCCAATTCACCCCAAGGCAGAGAACTAATATTAGATTATACGGATTAGAATTTAAAGATTATAGTGCTAGTGATATTAGTAAATACAAGAAAGAATGGATGAAAAACTGCGAAATTATTCCATTATATAGTAAAGGACATAAGACTTGGATAACTAAATTTTGTAGAAAACACTTTTATCACCAAGATTTTCATATCGAAAATGATAGAGTTTTCTTTAAAAACCAACCAGATGCAATGGTATTTAAATTGTCACATAAAGGTTGACATATGTTGGTAAAGATAGTATTATATAGTTATAAGTTAGATAAGGGACATAAAGATGATTAAAACTGCTGAAGAAAGAATTACACAATCTAGAGTTAGATTGCTATTAACTAAACCGTTTTTTGGGCAATTGGCTGTTAGATTAAAAATTGAAGAAGCTGATTATCTTCCTACTGCGGCAACAGATGGTAGAAAGTTTCTTTTTAATCGTGAGTTTGTAAATAGTTTAACAGATCCTATGTTAGACTTTTTAGTGGGTCACGAAGTACTGCATTGTGTATTTGATCATATGCAGGCAAGAGGAGATAGAGAACCGCAATTATATAATGCGGCGGCTGATTATAATATTAATATGACACTAGTTGAACAAAATGTAGGTGAACCAATTACAGAAGATAAACTAGGTGGTGGCAAAATTTGTCTTGATTGGAAATATCAAGGTTGGAACAGTTATGAGATTTATGACCATCTTAAAGCAAATAAAAAAGATGCTAAAGGTATGGATGTACACTTGGAAGAGATTAAACCAGGTGATGAAGATGGCGAAGGTGGTAAAGGTTTAGGTGCTGAATTAAGTGAAGAAGAAAAGAAAGCACTAGCAGACGAAATTAAACAAGCGGCAATCCAAGCGGCACAAAATGCTGGAATGGACGTGCCTGATTCTGTTAAGAGAATGATTAACGAATTAGTTGCTCCTAAAATGGATTGGAGAGATATTCTTAGAACACAATTAGAAAGTTCTCTTAAAAACGATTTTACTTTTATGCGTCCAAGTAAAAGGTCAGGAGAAGTTATTTTTCCTGGTATGAATAAGGACGAGCAATTGAATATAGCGATTGCATTAGATACTTCAGGAAGTATAAGTCAAGATATGCTTCGTGACTTCCTATCTGAAGTACAGGGTATTATGGATCAGTATAATAGCTATAATGTTACTATTATGCAATTTGACACTAAGGTTTATGGTGTTGAAGAATTCCATAGTGATGATGGACGAACTATGAGCGACTACCGACTTGAAGGTGGTGGTGGAACTGACTTTGATGCAGTTTATAACTATATGGAATTGAACGACATCAATCCAGATCAGTTAGTCATGTTCACAGACGGATACCCTTGGGAGAGTTGGGGAAACCCAGACTACTGTGATTCACTTTTTGTAATCCATAGTGATAAGCAAAAAAGAATTAAAGCACCATTTGGTGTAACAGTACATTACGAAGCGGCATAAGAAAAGGAAAATATGAGTAAACAAGGTAAAGTAAAATGGTTTAATGGAACTAAAGGTTTTGGTTTTATTGCCGTTGACGGCGAAGAGAAGGATATCTTTGTACATATTTCAGCAGTAAAAGATTCAGGAATTGAATCACTACAAGAAGGTGATAGTCTTGAGTTTGAAGTTGAAGATGGCAAAAAAGGTCCTGTGGCTGTTCAGTTAAAAAAACAGTAAAGAAAAAGGTACTATATGGGATTAGTAAAGAAGCAACAAGCTAAGACTGAAAGTAAAATAAAATTAGTACCAAATGGTAATAGTTTAAGTACTTCAGATATAGAGTTACTTAAAGGTACTCCATTGCTAGAAAAGATGGTTAGGAATAGAGTAGTAATTGTTACCAACAATGAAGATATATCCTGGAAATCATTAGTTGATAATATTTCTGGGTTGTATCATATTAAACCTTTAGATAAGGTGAAACATATATACCAACTATGGTTTGAGCTACCCGAAGACATTGAACAGTTCAAAAAGAACCTTTATGTTAGCAAATTAGCAGATACCGCACACGAGCCGGCATAAATAAACATAGTAGTTAATTATTAATCAAAGGAGATTAAAATGGCAGAAGAAAAGAAAAATGCTGAATCTGTAACATTGTCTATCCAAGACATTGTTCTTTCAGCTAATATCATTGATCTTGCTACACAACGTGGTGCATTTAAAGCCGCTGAAGCAGGTCAAGTTGGAAAATGTTTTGAAAAGCTAGTAGCTTTTATTAAAGCAAATACTCCGGAAACACCTGAAGATGCAAAAGCAAAAGATAAAGCTGATGCACCTGCAGAAACTCCGGCAAAGGAGTAATAGAATGAGAAATACTAAACACGTTGGTAAATTGGCCAACACGCAGAAAAAAGTTGTAGTTGTATTCAGAGAACTACCAGATGATCCAAAAAGTTGTTTGGTTGTAGATACTGATGCACTTCCAGATTGGATGCATGATGATGTAATCAATGCAGTAGAAGCACCAGGTGCTCAAGCAAGTCCTAACTTCTACGAGTATGCTGAGAGATCAGTAATGGCAGATGGTACTAATATGCTTCAAACACTTCATAAGACAAACAGACTTATGAAACAACCTACAGACAATGTTTTAATGACACCTAATGCAGAAGTTGCAGTAGGCTTAACTGAAATTAATAATATTGTTCGCGAAGAAACTAAAAACGCACCAGTAGTAGCACCTCCATCGGATGAAACACCAATGGCAGGTAAGGAAGTTAAGGCTGATCAGGCCGCTCCTGCACCAGTTGCTGAAGCACCTTCAACACAAGGCGAAGCTTTAGATGATACACAGATGGCTAAGAATTTATTAGCTCAAGCTAAATCATTTGAAGTTGAAGCTAAAAATCTTAAATCTCAGGCCTATGAATTGGCACCAGGTTTAAAACCAGGACCAAAGAAGACTGAGGCTAAAGTTGAAGAGCCAGCTGAATAATTAAACAAGAAGGCGGGCAAAAATGCCGATTGAACGAAAAGATAGATCTTTTGATCTGATCTTTGATCAGGTATCTATGGACCATATACCAGCAGAGTATATTAAAGAGGTTCAAATAAACCTAGCTACCGGTGAGAAGGTTGTACTGACTCAAGAAGATCTTAAAAAAATAAAAGAAGAATCTCCAAAAGATGATATCTTAAAAGCCTTGACAGTTGACTCTATGTCAAAAATTAATCTTAAATTAGATTATGACGCAATTAAATCAGACGTGATGAATGGCGTTACCGGATTTTTAGGAAAACATTTTGACAAATAATATAAATGTATGGCTATGCGGTATACCAGGATCTAGATGGAGCGGACTAGATATTCAACTTCGCTCTATCTTATCTTGTGATCGTACAGACGAAACTCCAGAAAGAACTCAATATCATAGACCAGTAGATCCAAATGATTCCAACAATGGACATCGTGGTAGTTATTGGGGTCCGGGTATGGGCTGTGGTGAAGATTGGGAAGACTTTAATTTTTTCAAACCACACAAATTAATAGATGACATAAATGGGGTATTTTCTGGACAAGGATATCGTATTATTAAAGGCCATGTATTTGCTAGGCACTTTAATTTAGATTACATATGGAATCATTTCCCAGGTGATAAAATTATATTAGTTTATAGAGAACCACAAAAAAGCTTCGCTTGGTGGAGTGAAGTTATGTGCTTTGATGAAACACACTATCCAGACTATAGACCAGGATATAAAAACTACGATAGAATGTGGGAACTACTATGGAGAGAAAGTTCTAATATTACAGACTTTGCAATACGTAAAGGATTAGACTTTAAACCGTGGAATACAGAACTATTTAAAAATTGGAATTCATTTAACCTAGATAAATCTTTGGAGTATGCAGAGGTAAATAAACATAAGCATTCAGATGTTTATATTGCATCAGCAACAATTCCGGAGAGATAAATGGGATCACCTTTTAAAAGCCCTTGGCACTTTGATAAATTCAGAGAAGATAAAGAGGGCGAATATGTAAAAATTATAGGTCGTTTTGTAGGCGACTGGACAGATGAAATAGAGTTAGCTAGATCTAAAGGTGTACAGAATCAAAACTACAACGAACAAAGATACGAACACGCCGCTAACAAAAAAAGCCAAGATCACGTAGAAGAAGATAAAGAGAACCCAGATGGCAAACCAGAAGCCACTATGTTCCGTAAAGTGAACTTTGATAAGTTTCCAGGCGAATTCCCTACATTTACAAAAATTACAGATTTTTTAAAATTTAACAAAGATGATAAACTTACCTGTAAGTTTAATGATCAATATCCTAATGATCAGCTTATGTGGCATATAGATAACTTACCAGGTAATCCACGTGCTGAACGAGTTATTGATAATCCTGATTTTAAATATCAAAACGATAACAAAATAAGGTTCCTAATTCCTATGGAAGATTGGGAGCCAGGACAGATATTTCAATTTGGTAATCGTGTATATACACAATGGAAAGCAGGTACTATATTCACGTGGGAGTGGAGTACACTACCTCATTTAACTTGGAACGGAAGTTGGCGTAAACGCCCTTGTTTGCAGTTAACAGGCAATGCTACAGACGAAACTTGGGAACTAGTAAATAAAGGATCTGTAGAAACTACATATATTATTTAACCACAAATCAATGATAAATACAAAGTACGGTGCAGACGAACTTGCACAAAGGAAAAATAATGTCAGATAATAAGTTACCCTCGGATACTTTTTGTATCCTACCATGGATTCATTTATCAACGAGACCAGATGGAAGTATGAGAGTATGTTGTACCGCGAATGCAAGTTCGGTAGGTGCTACAAACGACAAAAAGCATGGTGGTCGTGTTGGAGTTTTGAAACTAGAAGATGGCAGACCTGCCAACTTAAATAATTCAGATTTAGATAGTAGCTGGAATAATTCTTATATGAGAAGTGTACGTAAGATGATGATGGAAGGCGACAAACCGGCAAGTTGTTTAAAGTGCTACAAGGAAGAGGCCGCAGGACATAGGAGTAAGCGACAATGGGAAACGGACTACTGGATTAAAGACGGGATTGACATAGAACAATTAAAAAGAGAAACATACGAAGATGGAAGTACTGACAGTAAACTTCGTTATATTGATATACGTATGGGAACTAAATGTCAACTAGCCTGTGTTATGTGTAGCCCACATGACTCGAGTGGTTGGGTTAAAGACTGGAAAGCATTACACCCACAAATTGAAAATAAAACACTCAAAGATACTATGGTATGGGAGAAAAAAGGTAGAGAATTTGAAGCAAGTTATAATTGGCACAAAGACAATCCAAAATTTTGGGATCAGTTTTGGAAACAGATTCCATATATTAGACAATTATATTTTGCAGGTGGAGAATCAACTGTTATTGAAGAGCATTATGAGATCTTAGATAAAGTTATTGAAATGGGTTACGCACACCAAATTGAAGTGCGTTACAATTCAAACTGTATTGAGTTACCAGATAGGTTACTTGAGCAATGGAAACATTTTCAAAAAGTTCGTATGCATTATAGTGTTGATAGTATCGGTGCTATGAATGATTATATAAGATATCCAAGTGAGTGGGAACATAATTTAAAACAGTTCAAACGTTTGGATACAATGACTTCGAATAATGTAGAAGTAACTATTGCCTGTGCAGTTAATGCTTTAAACATTCATTATATTCCAGATTTCCTTAAATGGAAACTTCAGGAAAGCGGACTAAAGAAAACTAATATGTGGCCATTTGGTGCAGGTGGTATTAATTATCACTTTGTATATTGGCCAGGACATTTGAATGTTAAAGTATTACCAAGAGAGTTTTTAGATAAGACTGAAGCCAAGTATGAAGAGTTTATTGAATGGTGGAAGAAGAATTGGGAACTAGGTGTTCCAAGCTGGCACAAAGGCAAAGTACCTTATGAAAAATGGTTAGAAGCTAGTTATGGAATTAAACGTTTACGTGGCATGATTAAGTTTGCTAAAAGTGAAGACTGGACCCGTAGGCTTCCTGAGTTTAGAGAATACATTAAAAAACTAGATAAACTTCGTGGCACGGATTTCCGTGCAACATTTCCTGAAATGGCTTACTTACTAGATGAGCCAAAAGATGGAACAGAATAGAACTCGACATATTGTAGTAGATGGAAAGTTAGTCCCAAAGACTATCAAAGAAAGATTAGCAGACTTGCCTACTGCAAGTTATTGTGCATATCTTTGGGCTGGTGCCGCAGTAGGACCTAGTGGTGAAGTTATGCCATGTTGCAGATTTTTTGGCCCTAGAACAAAAAATGATGATGCTCCTCATATTCGAGACGGATTAAAACAAGCCAGAGAAGGTGAATATTTTACTGGTATAAGAAAACAAATGAGTGAAGGTAAAAAACCATACCAATGTGGAAAATGTTGGGGTATGGAAAATGATTTACTTATAGCAGAAGCCAATGGTGATCAATTAGTTAGAGGAAGTCTTCCTAGATTAAATATTGATGTAAAAGTAGAAACCAGAGATACTACACCAGGGCCTTCAAAAATAAGATACTTAGAAACAGGAATAAGCAGTCTTTGTAATATGGCTTGTATTATGTGCGGACCTCAAGCCAGTAGTACAATTTTTAGTATACAGAATCCTAAGACAAAGATTCCAAAAGGTTTTCACGAATCTAATGATAATATAAATGATGATTTATCTGAATTACGTTATCTAAAATTTGTTGGTGGTGAACCTATGCTGGAACACAAACATGATGACTTGTTAGAAAAAGTTATTCAACAAAATGAGAATCCAAAAAATCTAGCAATAGAATATCATACTAATGCTAGTCACTTTCCTAGTAAAAGGGTAATTGAATCTTGGAAAAAGATTGGAAAAATAATTATTATTTTTAGTCTTGACGGAGTAGGAGAAAAAGTTACACTACAACGACCAGGAAAATATAAATGGCAACAGATAGAAGATAATACTAATAGGTACAGAGAGTTAGCAAATGAAATAAATATTGAGTTTAGTAGTAATACAGTCATGACTGCATTAAACATAGGACAAATAACTGATATAGCAGATTGGTTATATGATAAAGTAGGTGATAAACAAATAGACTGGTTTAATGTAAATCCAATATTAAGTTCAAAGTATGAAGAATCAAATACATATATAGATTTTAGAAATCTAAGTCAGGAAACAAAAAATAGAATTAAAAAAAGATGGGACGATTGGGAAAACAGTAACCCACCAGCAAGAAAAAGTCCTATGGGCAGAATGCTTGATGTTGCAAGATTTTATATAGACGAAAAAGGAAATCTAGATAATCAGCATCTGACAAAAGAGTTAATGCTAAAGAAGCATGGTTTAAGTCAGAACTGGAAACATTTTGGTGAAGATTTGAAATATTTAGATATAGAGGAAAGATAAATGAAATATATACTAATTGCGTTAAAGAATGAATTGCCGGAGCATGACTTAGATCCAGAACAATTTAAAGTATGGTATCATGGAGTAGGTAAAGTAAATGCTACAATGTTTGCCACTATGGCTTGTATACAAAAGGATTGCGAAGCAATTATTAATTACGGAACTGCTGGTGCATTAAATAAAGAACTAGCAGAACAATTAATTCAAATAGGAACAGTTAAACAACGTGATATGGATGCAAGACCACAAGCAGATTTAGGTGTTACACCATTTGAAGAAACAGGATTTGAAGGAGATTTAAAAATTTCTAATAGTGCTTGGAGTTGTAGTAGTGGTGATAATTTTGTACAAGCACCACCAGAACTTACAAGTGATGTAGTTGATATGGAATCTTACGGTATAGCAAAGGTTTGTAGACATTTTAATAAACCATTTATATGTTACAAATACGTAACAGATTTTGCTGATGAGAATGCGGCAATAGAATGGGAAAATAATCAATCAAAAGGTGCTGGTGCCTTTTTGGAGATGTGTATATAATATGAGCGGATTTTGTTCGTTACCATTTGTTCAATATAGTACATATAACGGTGGACGTTATAGGCTATGTTGTATGGCTAAAGAACCTAAGAAGTTAGTTAATCAAGAAGAACTAGGCATTGAAGGTACTTGGAATCATGACTATGTAAAAGAAGTAAGACGTAAAATGACAGCAGGTGAATGGTTACCTGAATGTGGAGAATGTCAACACTTGGAACGTAATGGTATTATGAGTTCAAGACAATGGGAAAACGAACAATGGAAAGATGTAATTGACGATGTAGTAGCTGATGCATCAGCTAACGATTGGAAAGTAGATCAACCATTACAATTTGATTTTAGACTAGGAAATTTATGTAATTTACAATGTCAAATGTGTAATAAAGAAGCATCACATTTGGTAAGTATAGAACGTGCAAAAATGATAGACCAAGGACTTGGAGTAGATCACAAGGATTGGAAAGGCATGATTGCAGATAAAAAAGAAGCATTACTTCAACCAGGAATAGAATGGGAAAGTTTTACTCCTATGTTAAAGTATGCTCGTAAAATAAAATTAATCGGAGGTGAACCAACAGTAGCCAAAGATATGTTTAAACTATTAGATCTTGCAGTAGAAAGTGGACACGCAGAACATATTGAATTAAGTTTTTATACAAACATTACTAATATGCAAGACAAATGGTTAGAACAATTAAGTAAGTTTGAACGTGTAATAGTTAATTGCTCATTAGAAGGTATGGGAGAAATGAACGATTATTTAAGACCGCCATCTAAATGGAATAGTGTTTGGAAAAACTTTGACAAGTTAGTTAAGTTCGCAGATACTAAAGAAGGTAAACGTATTAAGGTAAGAGTTACTACAGTTAACCAGATGACTAATGCACTTCACATTACAAAATTTTGGAAGTTTATGCATGACTACCAAATGACTAGTAATAGAGGTATTGGTATGAGTACTAATCAACTTATAGAACCTCAATATTACAGTATGGCTCATGCTCCAGAATGGTTGAAAGAGAGACAACGTGAACAAATATTGGAATTTCTTAAAAGTATCGGAAACAGTCCACACTTTAAACAGTATGAAGAACCTCTTATGGAAGTGGTTAATTTTAGTCTTGATCGTAAGCATAAGTATGATCCTAGCATCATGCGTGAGTACGTCAAAGTCACTGAAAACTACGACAGATTCAGGAAACAAACTGTTACCAAAGTGTCGCCCGAGTTTGAACGAATTAGAAATGAACTCGATTGACATAGAACATATCAGAGATAACATAAGCTGGTCATGTAAATGGGAATTGTGGTTTAGCAATTTATGGAGTAAATAAAATGAATTTTGGATTTAAAAGTTATAATAGTTGGGATAAACTAACAAAGGTAATGGTAGGAAATGTATTTCCAAAAGGTTTCTTTGAAGACTATCATGATAAAAAAGTAGCAGACGTAATGACTAAAGTAAATGAAGAAACCAGAGAAGACTTGGATTATTTTTGTAAAGTATTAACAGAAAGCTACGGTGTAAAAGTTTACAGAATGCCAGATACTTGTGTTGTAGATCATAAAAGATATGAAAGTGTAACTGAATTTGTAGAGGAAGAAGGATACATACCAAGACCATTTAATACACCTAGAGATGATCAAATTATATTTGGTGAAAAACTATTAACTGGAAAAACTGATTCTGTTTTTGGAAAATGGAATAAAACAATAATAGATAAAGATAACATTTTTAATAAAGACGAATATGCACCTTGGGCAGGCTGTAATGATTACATAGATTTAGCAGATGCAAATAATGAACTAAACATAATAAAAGAATGCCAAGAGATAAGTCCTGGTAAAGGATTTGCTATTTCATGGCCTAGTATTATGAGAACTGGTAGAGATATTATGATTGACTTGCATGACTTTAATGGTCCTACTAAAGTATTGGTTGAATGGTTTAAAAAGTTTAATGAAATATATGGATACAATTTTAGAATCAATACTACAGTTATGGGTGGACATACAGATGCAGTATTAGCTCTAATACGACCAGGATTACTTATTAGTCATACAAACGTAAACAAATACGAAGAAACATATCCAGGTTGGGACGTGATTAAAATAGACAGAAAGCATAACGATCACACATCTGCTTGGCAAGATTATAGAGTAGCAATAAAAGACGAATGGAGATTAAACAAAAAAAGACCAGTAGCAGATTATTGGATAGCAGGCGAAGAACAAAACGAAGCATTACATAAGTTTATTGACTTATATATGCACCCTAGTGTAGGTGCTTGTTGGGAGACTAATTTTGATGTAAATTGTTTAAGTGTTGATGAGAATACAGTAATTGCTAGTGGACCTGCTAAAGAACTTGAAGATAGATTAGGTAAGCATAAAGTAGATGTTGTTACCTGTAATATGAGGCACAGATTCTTCTGGGACGGTGGGTTGCATTGTGCTACAAGTGATTTAGAACGTGAAGGAGACTGTGAAGACTATTTTCCAGAACGTGGAGATCAAGGAATTGATTTTGGTCGTTTATGGGGCAATAACGAGTTAAGAAGATAATGGAACAAACAATAATATATGTAGATGACAAGAAAGTTTCATGTACTGGAGATCCAGAAGGTGATCACCCTAAAGTATATTATACTATACCAGATGGTGGAGAAGCAGTATGTGGATATTGCAACATTAAATTTAGATTAAAAGAAGACGCAGAAGATAAATAAAACGATAACAAATTAATCAGATTTTTTTTTGGCTATCGAATATTTTTTTTTGAACAACGAAAAGGAAAAGAAATGACACAGTTAATATCCCCCGTAAAATTTACGAAGACAGTTGGCCTTTTAAGGTCATTTTTTTTGGCTAAAGGCTTCCAAGAAGTTCATACCCAAAACAGATTATCTATATTAGCGGCTTGTGAAGATCCGTTCAATGTAGCAACATACAAGTATGCAGGCCAAGTATGGCCACTTCCACAAACAGGCCAAATGTGGCTAGAACACGAGTTACTTACAGAACCAGAATCAAAAGGATTCTTTTGTGTAAGTACTTCATATAGACAAGAACCAAATGCAATACCAGGAAGACACGATATAATATTTCCAATGTTTGAATTTGAAATGCCAGGAGACATAAATGACTTAAGGCAAATGGAAATTGAATTATGTGACCATTTAGGGTTTGATCCAATAACTCAAAAAACTTATGCAGAGTGGCAAACATACTACAAAGTAGAAGGCGAACTAAAAGCTGAACACGAAACTGATATGTACGAAAAGTTTGGTAGTTGCAGTATAACTGACTTTCCAGAGTTTACAAGTCCTTTCTGGAATATGAGTAGAAATACTGATGGTACAAGTAAAAAGATAGATGTAATACTAGGTGGAATGGAAACAATAGGATCAGCAGAGCGTTCTACAGACGTAGAGCAAATGCGTGATACATTCCATACAATCACAGACGGTGCATATAGTAAGTTACTATTTGACTTGTTTGGTAAAGAACGTGTAGAAGCAGAATTAGAAAAATTCTTAGAGTTTGACTTTTTTCCAAGAGTAGGTGGTGGAATTGGAATGACAAGAATGATTTCAGCATTAGATAAACTAGGAGAAAATAATGAGTAAAGAAGAATATAAAAAATACGTAGATTTGCTTAAAAGAATACTAAATCAAAAATAAACCAAATGGTTAATTCTAATTAAGATCATAATAAATATTAGAAATAGTTAGAGAAGTAACTGTAATAATTTAGGAGAAAACCATGGCACAAAAAGCATTTATGGCAGATGCTGGCGTTCGTTTAGGCGAATGGAGCATCGTAGAATTAGCAAACGGCGACCTGCAAGTTTCTAATATGCATACTATATCAGGTTCACAAAGAATGTTTAGAGTTGATAAAGGTCTACGTATCGGTGACTGGAGAATGACAGTTGACGGTAATGGAGATATGAATCTATCTGAAACTGCAATAACAGGTTCACAAAGGCCTTTTATAGCAGATGGAGGTGTTAAAGTAGGTGATTGGACAATACACGCAACAGAAGATGGAGACTTATTTGCAGAAAAGAATCAAGTAACTGTAGTCTATACATTAACTAGTGATGTTAACTCTGTTGATGAAGGAAGTAGTGTTACAATCACACTAGCAACATCAGGCGTAGCGACTGGAACTACCGTGCCATATACAATATCTGGAGTTGCTAGTGCAGATATAGACGGCGCTAGTCTTACAGGAAACTTTGTAACAGGAACAACAGATTCAATAACTTTAAATACTACTGAAGATACTACTACAGAGGGAGCTGAAACTTTACAATTAACATTAGACAATGGTGAAGCAACAATTCCTGTTGTACTTAATGATACAAGTGATGCAGGTTCAATTGACTTATCACAATATACATATACAGTAGCTCTTACATCTGACGCCACTGGTCAGGAAGTGACAAGTGTTAATGAAGGTGAAGATTATACTATCACTACTACAACAGATGCACCAGATGGAACTTATCTATGGGTTCATTTAGTTGAGAACAGCGAATTCAACGAAAGCGGCACGCCGCACTACATTGATTGGCTTATGGATGGTACACAATCACTTGCAAGAAAGCCACCAGTATCAGGTGGAGGAACTACTACATCACTTTCTATTTCAGCTGACAATATTACTGAAGCTGGATTCGAAAAATTTACAATTAAAATTTCAATAGCAGACGAGTGGGCAGATGTTCCAGATAATTATGTAACACAAACTCCTGAAATTACAATCAATGATACATCACAAGATCCGGTACAGGATGCATCTGCTTATAATTGGAGTGTAACAACAACGATTGATCATCCTACTAATTCATCCAGCACCATTGACACTAATAACTATGACGATTCAAATTATCAGGCGCAATTAGCTGAAGGCGATACCATGACTTGGACAGCAACAACAGATGCACCAGACGGAGTTACAGTATACTTCACTTGTGTATCAACATATTATGGTAGCTATGATTCAGCTGGCGATCCAAATTGGAATGATATATCAGGACAGCCTGGAACAAGTGGAACTCTAACAGTTTCAAATGGACAAGTTAGTGCTACTATAACTGCGATAGATGATTCAACAACAGAAGATGGTGAGCTTAGACAAGTTTGGTTGATGAAAGAAGCTGGTGATTATAGTAATGTTCTTTCTAAATCACAATGGTTCCATATTGCTGATCCATCAGGAGTTTGGAGTCCGCCATCATCAGGTGACACATTCTTAGGTGGTGAATACCATGCTGATTCTGGTTCACCGCAGGCACAATGGTACAATTCAGGTGATAGTTCAACTGGTAACCCACAAGTACGTATTAGAATGAATGAAGGTGTTGACAAAGACTTACGCCGTAATATTTCATATGTTCTAGATAACTTATCAGTAGGAGATAGTTTTGAAATTGGTAATAACACGACTACAATAGCATCAATGTTAGTATCAGGTAATATCAGTAAAGTACAAGTTAGTGGAAACTATTATGACTACTTCTTTGATGTAAATGTTGGACCAGCAACAACCACGTATTTCTATGAATACATAGTAGAAGCATAATAAATAGTGTAAAGGAACAAGTACTATATGTCTTATTTTAAATATGAGAAATGGGTAGATATTATTTCTAATCGTTCAACTACATTTAGTTGGACTGAAGAAGAAATACCTGCTGATGTTATGGAAGAAGTTGCTAGAGAAGTTTGGAAATACTGTCCTAGTAAAAATAGAAAAATGCCATACATAATTGATATAATCAGAGGACCAAAAGATGAGGAAACAAGAAAACAATTACATTTAAACAGTCATCGAAATACAGATAAATCTGTTGAAGAAGACAAAGGCAATCCTCAAGTACTTGCTCCAACACTAATAGTTTTTAGTAAACGTAATGTACACGACTTAGAAACTAGATTCCAAACAATAGAGCATCGTGAACCACTTGGTGTAGCTAATACAGATAACATAGAAATAGGTATGGTTGCTTTGTCATTTATTCATGCACTTACTGCTAGAGGTTGGGATACTGCGTTATGTCAATGTGTTAGAAGTCGTAGTAGAACCGCAGAGATATTAGGAACACACGGTAAAACAGATTTAGTAATTGGTGTAGGTAGACGTAACTATATTGATTCTGCAACAGGAAAAGAAAGTATGTATCCTCATTATGTAGATCCTAGAATTGGTTATCATAGAAGAATACCATATCCATATGATTATAGGCCTTATCCAGAACCTCCATTTGATAGTATATATAAATTAAAATTATAATTTTTTAATACGTTCAGCCATACATAATTCAGGATAGATTAAACTATCATTTAGTATATCAGCTTCAAAGCATTGTAATTTTGTGCCAAACACAATTTGGTGAGTAATCCATTGTGCATTAAAAAACCAAATGTCACCTGGATTAAAAGTTATGTAATGTAATGGGTGATGAAACTGATCCCATTTCTTTTCATTCCATACACAACGATTTCTCATTTCACTTATAAAAGTGTGTACATTATTTTTATCTAATTCTTTTAAATTAAAATCCCAATAATATTTGTGATACAGTTGTTCTAAATCAGGACCAAATGTTAACACTCTTGGTCTCTTTTTATCTAGTTGTACAAACATTCTTATCTGTTGTTCATTGCCTGTATGTTGTTCATCTAATTCATCTAAATGTAGCTTATTCTCAACCAATGTATTATATCTATGACTGAGCATACGTTCTGTGGTTTTATATTTTGGAAACATTTTATCAAATAATTCATTCCAAGCATTATTTGCCTGCTTATGTTTCTTATGGAATATATCAATCTGCTCATCATTCCAACCACGTTCTAGCATTAATCTAGTTCTATTCTTAATATGACTATTATACCAAGGCATAATCCATTTATTATCTTCAATAGTCCAATCAGGTAGATCATCATAGTATTGATAATCTAGTCCTTCTATTGGTAAGTTCTGTATTACTACTGGCCAACCGCTCTCAAAGGCGGCATATAGCTCGTCTGTATCGAATATTTTGTCATTATTATAGTCAAATACGTTGACTACAAAGTCATTCTTTGCTATAATGTCTTTAGCGATTCTTGTCATGATTGTTGCTCCAATGTATATATTATATACGGATAAATATATTTATGCAACAGAAATCAGGTCTACTTGACCAATAATACAAGATATTACCAAAGGAACCATAATGAAATCAGTAAATGTATGGAGCGAGTTTCAGCCGCTCAAACGGGTTATATTAGGTGCTCCGTTTCCCCCAGAAACATTTTCATGGCATAAAGATGAAGAAACTAGAAATGTCATGGAGCAGATATTTAGGGAAACTGCCGAAGATTTAACCGTATTAGAAAACATATTAAAAGACAAAGGTGTTGAGGTTGTAAGACCAAAAGACATATTCACAATAACTGCTGGAGAATTAATCCAATTACCTTGGATGCATTGTAGATTCCCTAATCATCCATTAATGCCACGTGATACATTAATGCCTTACGGTAATACAATATTTGAAATTTATACAGGAAGTGATAATAGATACTTTGAGAATTTAGCATATTACGATCATTGTAGTAAATGGTTTCGTGAGGGTGCTGATTGGGTTAGTATGCCAGGAGCAATGATTGAAAGTGGCAAAAAATATGACTACTTTGTAGAGAATCATCGCTTACTTTATCATGCGGCTAACATGATAAAGTGTGGGGACCGTGTATTGTTTAGTCAACCATACGAGGGAGACAATAAGCGAGGAAAAGGTACGGAACTGGGCCGTGAATGGATTCAACGTGAAATAAAGTTGCGATATCCTAAGACACAATTTTTGGACATACCAGTCGGAGGACATATCGATGGCAAAATTGCATTGCTAAAACCTGGCGTACTAATGACCTGGAATAAAAACTGGGTACCAGAAGAAATGAAGAATTGGACTATAATAGAAGTGGCTGATAATTTTGATATGCCAGAAGATTTTCAAAAAACTCGTAAACAAAGATTTCATAAAGAGTATGTAAGCAAATGGTTAAGTCACTGGGTAGGCTGTCCAGATGAAAGTGTATTTGATGTAAACGTATTGTCAATAGACGAGAGTACAGTAATATGTACAGGTAAAAATGAAACTGCCTTTGCTGAAATGGAAGCACATGGTATTGAACCAATTTATTGGAACTTCCGTCATCAGTATTTTTGGGATGGTGGTATCCATTGCTTAACAAGTGATATAGTTAGAGAAGGAGATTGTGAAAGTTATGTTTAATCATTTAAGAAATTATATAGGTTTATATCTAACGGCATTAATTTTGCCTTTTATGTTTGGATATGGCGTAAGTGAAGATCATCCAATATGGGTTTGGTGGATAGCATTTGTATTAATAATATTAAAAACACCACCTTACAATATTAGTGATCGTTTTTGGTCAGCATATAGTAGATTACTAGAATGGATATTAGGACCACTATTAAGCAGAGTAAAAAAATGGCCTTGGTGGGCTAAAAG